GGGGGGTTATCCGTGGGGTCTTTGTCGGTTTTTTCATGACCCCTCTACCGTTACTCTATGTTAATTCATTCTTTTGTTTTCCTCATCAACATTATAAGGCTAACACTATATGGGGGTCATTGTCAACAGCTAATTCGTAATTAATTCAAGTTTTTTTACGTGCTACGACATAGTGTGTCGCACCGCATAGCACTGTTGTTACTCAGAGGTGCTCTGAAACGTTGCAGCCATAGGGGTTTCAGAGGGTCACTGAGGGCTTGCAAGCGTGTTCTCAGGGTGGTAAGCTCGGAGAATTTCAAAAAAAATCCTTGACATCTCCCAATATATACATAGGCTAAGTTCTCCTAACAGCACCACCAAAACCCACTTTTTACCACTATCTCTCTTATATCTCAAATACGAATATAATTACACACTCTCTCACACTATTACACACAATATATTCATAGCACTCCGTACCACGTTAGAATTATATTCGTAGTAATAAAGAAGCAGGTAATAACACCCACTATCTCATAGAAATATACCCATTTATCTCGTTTATTCATAATATTGGCGTTCCTGAGAGGACTCGAACCTCTAACCTAGTGCTTAGAAGGCACTTGTTCTATCCAGTTGAACTACAGGAACATATCTCCTTACACCGTATAGTTAACTGAATGGTTGTTTGTATAGGTCTTAAGTACACCGTTTATATCGTATACTACTACACTCCAATACGTTTGATTGATACTCTTACCCCCTTCGGCGGCGTAGTGTATCTTCGTAATGGTGTGATTGTATGTGACTGGTGGTATATTACTTACTGGGGGTATCTCTACCGACACTAGTATATGCTCCTGTATCCTGTATGTTGTACATAAAAACCCATCTTATTGTCTCTTGCGTATTCCAGTAACTATGCCATGGTTGACTATCCCTATCGAACCAATATCCAGCGTTCGGCGTAAATGTGTCTACGGTAGGGTTGATTCCCCATTCTGCCTTAGGACAACCTTCGTTCCATGTCTCATGGTGTTTACCCTTTACGTCTTCGTAGAATGTTGTGCCTTCCTTACCTTTTACGTATATTAATAGGGTTACTACCTTACTAGGCGTATCCTTATGTGGTTTGTATTCTGCACCTGGCTTTGTACCTTGTAGTCTACAGGTACTTTTTTCTGTATTATATCCTAATTCGTCAAAGAATTTATCTATGTAGTCGTGTATTTTTGTACCCTTATTATAACTATCTACGTCCAATATAAGGGGCATATCAGGGTGTTCCATAGTGGTTTCTGTCCCATTTTCGGCGTTGTGTAGTATCTCCGTAAACAGGTCTTCGGGAAAGAAGTCATATAGTTTGGTATAGGTGGTCATGTTAGATATTCTACTGTATTACGTATGAGAAATAATAATCCTGCACCATTTAATATAATGAGAGCACGGTCATTCCATAATACGGACACCACTAACCACAGTGTAATACCCACCATGGACAATATTAAATCATATAATGCCATGCCTTCTACACCTCGTAGTGACATTGCACTTAATACAAATATAGAGGCTACCCATTTAATATACCAATCAGGTGTATATTTGGGTGTTGCAGATTTAAATATTCTTTTGCTGTTTTCTAGTTCTGCTTTGTTGAACTCGTTTTTTCTTGTCACCGAATATTTTCTCCCAATTCTCTTGATATTTACCGTCTTTCTCAGGGCGTCTTTTACTGCCTTTACCCATATTTACCAACCACCATCATTCATTTCTTTCTTTTTCTCTCGACTGAATGTTTTTTGTAGTCCGCCTGATAGTCCCCATGCTAGAAATAGATATATTAGAGTAATTAACCCTACCATAGATAATAATGCTGTTATGTATTCCATTTTCTATTCTTACTCTTTAAATAACGTAGGTATCTACGAGTATTTTTCTCTATTATATATTCCTTGTACCATTTAGCCCATAATAAAAAGGCAAACATACCGAATAATAATATAAAGGTTACCACTTATCTAGATTAACACCACGTGTGTTAAAGTTACCCATTGCTCTATTCTTTCTATAATCAAATGGTACTGACACTGCAAATGGGTCTGATATACCAGTACCTACCCATTCTGCTGTATTATATAATGTAGAAGGATTGACATGGTCTAGGTACTTGTCTACCCACATATCATTTTTCTCACACCATGCCTCTATTTCTTCGTATGTACCATAGACCAGTGTGCCCATTTTATATGAACTATGGTCTGCATGTAATACTTTTGCCACTTCTTGGTGGGATATGCAATTTGAACTCATGTATATATTATACAATAACAGGAATGTTACTGTCTAGAGGGTTTTTTAGAAAGTATATGTGCCTATTCGTCAGGCACATATCTCTCTAAATCACGTGGTGTTATAACGTTGTCGTCTATTAACATTTGTAATACACGTTGGGCACCTTCTTTGCGTCCCCAATACCAACTCGTACCTACACAGGCAAGTATAAAAACCACATGAATAATAATTAAATCAGCAGTCATTAGAAATGATAGTTATAACCGACTGATATGCTGTCCATGGACTGTCCGTCCATTACAGTTTCTAACATAATCTCTGCAAAGAAATTATTATATCCAACTCTTAGTGCTGAGAAATCATTATCTTTATCATGATATCCATATAATAGATTCACGTCTAGCACTGGTACAATATTGGATACGTCAAGACCTAGTTCTGCATAGGTATCATCAGTATCTGTATCTTGGAATCCACGTATGGATAAACCACCGTAGGTAAGACCAGCAAATACTTCCTCTACCATTTCATAGTCACCTGCGTCATATCTGTACTGGATTACTCCTAGTTCGACTGACATATTGTCCATGACATTCATTTTGTAACCTGCAAATAGGTCATATTCATAGTCTGCTTCGTCACCGAAGTCTACTGTACCGACCCATGCACCAGCATGAAATCCGTTCCATTCACCGATTGCAGTTAAATTAACGTGTGGTTGGTCTGTTTGACTTACTCCTCTAAAGAAATAGTCACTGGCGACTCCCACTGAAACTCCACTTCCTGCATATGTTGTTAAAGGCATAGCGAAAAGCATAGCAATTAATAAAAATCTTTTCATAAGATTCTCCTAGTTGTTATTAATAATAGTTATCGACATCATCTAAGTGGTCTTTCTTCTTACCCTTCCTATTATATTTAAATAGGTCGTATAAGTCTATCAGTGCCTTATAAGCAAATGATAGTATGAACCACCATATGATGATTGATATACCCCACCCAATTAAATAAGCGGGTAGGTAGAATAATGTAATTAACCATTCCATATGTGTTATCAATCCCATGTCATACATTGTTTATGCATTGTGTCTGCGTTTCCACTTGGTCATTATTAATATATTACGCATGTTATATTTATAACGGCATATCCCCGACTCTTGTATAATCGTCAAAGAATACCATACTTACGTGTTGGTTTAATCCGTCTTCTAATGAGAAGAATGGTTTGTGCATTTCTTCACTATATTCAATAGCAGTAGCAAACTTATCTCTTGGATTAAACTCATTAGGGAACTCAGGGATAATTTTATCTATCCACTGCTGTTCCTTACTGTTGTCGTTCTGTATATCTACAACAGAACCTTTTACTGTGGGCCATATTACGCCCTTGAATTCGTTAGAGTAGAACTCGTCACTGGTTTCATACTCAGTGTCGATTTGACATAACTCTTTTGTATCTCCATATCTAAATGATACAATACCTGTAAATATCTTAGGTTCGTCTTCCCACCACGCAATAGGACAATTTAGATATGAAAAGTTATTCTCTTCTATCTGTGTTCTTATATCTGCAAGTGCCTCGTTCTTCTTTACAATTTCCCTGTTAACTTCTGGCCCCCACTTATCTGTTTCTGACATGAGAAATGGTTCAACAGAACCTTTTTCAGGAATTGCCTGTTGTAATATCTCTCTGCAATTATCGTGTAGCACCACGTTATCTTGTAGCAGTATTATCTCAGTGCCTGGCTGTATTCTGTCATAGATATCGTCACCACCACGCATATTTGCCTTATCTAAATCATGAAATCCTAGTACAGTTTTCCAATCATATTGTTCTGCCTCTATGATATGTGCAACCTTGTCAGATAACATATCTAACATTGCTCGTTCTGATTCTTCTGTTTTTAATCCAGTATTGACTATTACTACTACTGGGTCTTGTTTTCTATTCAACATTTATTACTGGGAATATTTTACTAATTACTCTTCCTACCTCTTTTGCAATTTCCATGTGTTCTAATTGTGTGCCATTTTCACTGCGTAGTTCTATGTAGTGTATCCAAGAACGAAGTGTTCCATTGACATACATGGTAGACGCAGTAAGACCTTCGGGTAATACCGCACGTGCTTGTTCTTTTGCAATACCAAGTTCTAATGCACGATTATAGGCCGCACTGGTCAATTCAATTACATTGTCCTGTATCTTATCCCACTCTGATAATATATTTTCGTCTGTTGTGGGTATACTGTTCTGTCTATTGACTGGGTCTTGCATACGTGCTTCACGTGTTTCAAAATCTGTTGCAACAGCATATCTCTGACTGAACTCTTGGAATGAAAATGACCTGTGTCTTAGTATCTGTCTGGCTATATCACGTGTTGTCTTTATCTCTAGACATGCACTTACCATTTCAAATGGTGACCAGTGTTTGTGCTTGATAAGATATTTTATCAATCCGTCACTAGACTCACTATTCATTTGATTATCAGGATTACTGACTCTCGCACAAAAGGCTACCATTTCCTGTGCACTGGTGGTATCGATAAGATAATCACCGTCTGCCTGACTGTAGTTTATTAGTTTTACTTTCATTAATCGTCCTTATATGACATGTATGTTGTTAGTATGTATTTTGGATTACTCACAGGTGGTTCTGCCAAATGTGGGTGTGTCCATATTGGTGGAAATGCAATTGCCTGTCCACGTGTTGGTTTAAATCTGTGGTTATGGTATTGGAATATTGTTTCACCACCCTCTTCCACGTCATTAAGATAAGACTGTATAGCAAGATATCGTGTTGCAGTATCATAATTGACTACGTCAATATGTTCGTCAAAATAATCATCACCACCAGTCTCATATTTCTTTATGCAAAACATTTCCATACATTCTAGTGGTGGTAAGAATTGACCTATCTCTATACTGCGTATGTAATCTTTTATCACTCTTATAGTTGCCTGTTCTAATTCAGCATGTATCTTTGGATAATTGTGTAACCAAAGTTTACCGAATTGTCCACCATGATTGGCTCTCTCATGGTCTTGAGGGTTATTGTCATATAGGTCGATAAGATAATCACATAACTTATCTTTGATATGACTCTCACCCTTGTATATCATGCAAACACTCCTTGGTACTCATTCAGTGTATAGAAGAATGTTATCTCTTCCCCTGCTTTGATATTTCTTATGACAGTTAACATTCTGTAATCAGTTCCGTCTGCATTCTTTATTACGCCTTTGGCGTTAGGATTATTAGCATGATTAATAAAACCACCAAGTGGTGTTCTAATCCACTTACCCATTGCCCATACGTGAGTAATACCCAGTTCTGTATCTTTTGATATATCTTCTTTTGCAAAAATACCATATCCGTCTATCTCTGATTGTTTAATTATAACCTCTTTTGGTAGAGGGCGATAGTGGTTTTCTGAGAACATTTTAAGTATCGAAAGTTTTGGGAACTTTAACAATCTTGATACCTCGTCTCAATAGTTCATTACGTATTTTACGTTTGACCTTTGGTTTAGTATTGTCAGCGTTTAACATTTCAAATGCTTCTTTTTGTGATAGTTGTTTTACATAGAAATGTTCTATAGAAACTTTCTTAGTTGCTCTATCTACTTTCACTGCACTTTCTTTATATTTTGTAGGCATAATTATCTCATATTGGGTGAAAAAATGTTACTTGAGTATATCTCCAATTGTCACCCATATATTTGGAGTAATCCTCTATGTATCCACCATGCAATTGATTGCCAGGAAACATAACCAATCTATTGAATTCTGCAGGTATGATTTCTTTGATATCAAATAGTTCTTCTACAGGATATAATAAATTCTTTTCTTCTTCGTTTGTGACCCATGTACCTTCGTATATAGCAGTGCCACCGTTTGCTACCTTATCCATGTATGTAATACAATTTATCACTGAGTCTTTGTCTAAACAATCTAGTGCACTGTCAATATGTGGATAGTGTTGAATATCTTTACCATGGTCTTTCAGTGATTGGAATGCATTAAACTCATAACACTCGTCCCATTGATAGTCATGAGACCACCAATATTTTCTACAAATATCAGTCAGCATCTTCATTTGCATTTGATATAATCTTGTAGGGAATCCTATTTTGTGTATCACTCTGCAGTCAAGGTAGTCCTGCGTATTTCTTGATTGTCTTTCTTCACTGTATTTCCATAGTGCTACGTCTTGTTTCTCTAACCAATCGTATATTGCGTCAGGATTTTCATACAGATTATCAATGTAGACAACACCATTCTCCATACGTGGTTCTAGTTTCTCACTAAATCTAAAAAGTGTGTCGTTGCTATATACTCTACTCATGGTGTAAAAATCCGTAGTCTAGTCTATCTAGCACTTCGTCTGAGTATCCATAACCTAAATTGTCATGGTGGTCTAGATTAAAACTGATTGATATTCGTTCTTTTTGGTCGTCTTGTCTTGGTACGTGGTGATACAAATAAGCAGGCCACATTGCTATGTCACCATTGTTTGGTTGATAGTGCATTTCCTTCTGCACTGCAGGTGTACCGAAATGACTCATTTGGCCTTCTTCTATCTGTAAATCTTTTGTAGCAAATAACATGTTTGCATATTCTGTAGGACTCTCAAATACAATGGGTGCACATGGTTGACCTGTTTTTACATAGAATGTCCCTGATATCTTAGAACCCTTATGATTGTGTGCAGTGTGGACATGGTCTTCTGTGTATCTATTTACCCACAACATTAAATGCACTTTATCCCTTGTTAGTTGTAATTCTCTTGGACTGAACAAGAATTCTTTATGCATTAAATCGACATAGGTATCTTTGAGTGTGGTTGCTAGATTCTTGCACCACTCTTTATCTGTAATGAATCTGTCGTGGAGTTCCCTATTGAAATAGGTAGTGTAGTTTCTTGATTTATCGTCACCAAATTCTAGTTCAACTTCTTTGATTGCTCTACGAACATCTCTAACTATCTCTTCGTAGTCTGCTATGAACTTCATAGTATAAAACGGAGTTGTGAATAACTCCGTCTTTCTAACGTCTAATGGTCTGTAATCTCTAGTCTGTCTTTGACTTTTCATTCTTTTTCACACCTACACCCACTCCTTTGTCTCCGTTGGGCATAGTTACATTACGATAATAAATTATTACTTCACCTAATTGATTAATATATCTTTTGATTTCTTGCATATCTTCTGCCATGATTTCGTAATCACCGATAGTAGTTGCAACAAACAATACTTCACCATTATTTTGTTCCTTCATTTCATCTAGGAATCTATCTAAGTATGTATAACCGTCAGGCCAATCAGGATTTTCTGTCTCTGACTTATCACATGACTTAGGTCTCTTGAGTTGTTCTACACCTTTATCATCAAACTTCTTAGGGTCAAATGATATAGTCTTCCTACATGGATTTGTTATCTTAGCTGTTGATACTACCCACCATTGAGGTGCTGTCAAATTAACAGGACGTGGTAAATCAGGTTGCATAATATCAATCTGAATTGGTTTGGAAGATATTTCTATCTGTTTCGTTGGTATTAGTGAACAACCACTAATCGCTATTGTCAGGAACAGTAAGCTTATAAAGTTCTTCTGTATCATCTTCCATACTCTCCATTACTTTTTCACTTCCATTGTTAAACCTGTTGGTTATCAACCCTGGCTTTTTCAATGCAAGCATATCTAGATTATGTCTAGCAAAGATTGCTAAGTATTCAGCTTTCTCTGCCTCTATTTCCGCATTTCTACGACTCATGTTCATAAGAGATTTACCTTGTCTCTCATATGACTCTCTCAAGGCGTCCATAGCCTGTTTCTGTTCTTCTACTGCACTTTCTAACTTGATATTGTTAGCAGTCAAGGTCTGATTCTGATTGTACATATAATAACTGAACAATCCTAGTGCAACCAACAGACCAATTAATAAATTCTGCATTAGTCCTCTACCTCTATTTTATAATTGAGTCCAGCAGCTCCACGAATCTCTACTGGTCTCTTATCCGAATCAATGAAAGATAGAAATTTCTCTTTCTTCGTGATTATCTTTCTTACACCAGTGTAAACTCTATCGTCTTTATCACCCCATTCGGCGTTATACGATACAGACACAATGTAACGTGTCATGAATAATGATTTTATCCATGACCATAGGTTCCAAAATTGTCGTTTTAAAAAATCCATACTAATAATAATGCCAATAAGAATCCTTTTGCAAATGATATCCACATTGCGTGGTATTCACTAATGTTAAAGAAGTCCATATATTTGTATACTTGTTGTTCATGCCAATCTAGAAATTTATGTAAATGTTCCATATGTTTCTCCTATGACCACTCAATCCAACCAGTGGTTATATATTTATGCCCTGAGATAGGTGGATTACCTCTGTGGACGTGTGTAAAGTAGCCTGGCCATACCAAGAAGTCACCCTTCTTTGGTTTGTATCTACAATGTTGATATAAGAATTCTGTTTCACCACCCTCGTCAACGTCATTAAGATATAACATATATGCTAATACTCTATCACGTGTTTCTCTACCCATTGTCTCACAATGCCATAAATGATATCCTTCGCCTGGTTCTGTTCGTTGTACCTTCGGAGGCTCAATCACTTTTATAAGGTCTCTTAGTTCTTGAAAGTAATGTTCTGTATATATTGGTAATATGTCGTCTTGAATCTTTCTTACTAATTCAGAATTGCGGTCTGAGAATCTAGCTTCTTCGGTGGGTGGTAGTTTAGCATAAGACGGAGTTGAAGTATCTGATTTTTCTAACTGGTTGTTTGTGTCATATTGTCCACGTACATTAATCTGACCATTATCTTTTACACAATGCCAATATTCAATTAATGAATCGCATTCTCTGTCGTCAAAGAATCCTCTGCAGTGCATTATAAAATTATTGTTAAGTTCTACGGATTCCCCGTTAGGAAAGTCCTTCGTCACTGTTTGCATAATTATGTTTCCTATGGGCAAGTTTTTCTTCCCAGTTTTCTATTGCTTTATGGATTCCTTCCTCAGCAAGGACAGAACAATGGAGTTTGATGGCAGGCAACTCAAGAGCCTCTGCAATATCTTTATCTTTAATTTGTTTTGCCTGTTCAATTGTTCTACCTTTGAGCATTTCAACAAACATGGTTGATGATGCGATAGCAGAACCGCATCCATAAGTTTTGAATTTGACATCTTCTATAATATCCCCATTCATTTTTAGGTCAAGTTTCATAACGTCACCACATGCTGGTGCACCTACTAGTCCTGTTGCAACATTAGGGTCTTTAGGGTCGAACCTACCGACTGCATGTTTCTCAGGATTAGCTAATACGTCTTCAAATCTGTCTACTACCTTTTTACTATATGCCATGTTTTATTTATATAAAAAAATAGGGGAGTTTCTTTAAAGACTAAACTCCCACACCGAAAAATCGTCTCGCAATTTCAGTTATTGTATTTTTTCCTACGGACGTATAACTGGGCGCACATGCTCAAGACCCGTCCAAGAGAGTGTGGATTCAACCACTATTCAATACCCCTAAGCATATTGACCCCTCAAAATTGGTGAGTACAACGGGCGGTTTTCTGTTGCTTCTTGTGCTTATAGTCATCTTCGCAATGAAGGTTCCACACACCACTCACACCAATCAAACGTGGTTAGTAACCGCAACTTCCTTTTGAAAGTCAAGGATATTACCACCATTTCTTAATGCTTTAAGTTGTTCGATAGTGTTAGCGGCACTAGTGTGAACTATACCGATACCACCCGCTTCAACCCAAGCGTCAATGTTCTTTTGTCTGTCGTCAATCAAGACTGCACCTTCAATAGCAAAGGCAGCTTTCTGACTACCACTGTATGTACAAGTAGTAACAACAAATGGGTCAACCCACTGTTTAATCCACTCTTGCTTATCATACACAACTGTTCTTCTGTTTATCGCACCAGCGGCTGTCAAGATTTCCCAAGGAACACCAGTATGTTTTACATATCCGATTAGTTCATGGTAATCAACCATTGGTGGTAAGTTTCTGAACAGTCTTTTGTCAGTTAATTCTTGTTTTCTTTCGTCATATTCAGTGTGACCTTTAGCGTCAGCAGTAAGGGGTTTTCCTATCATTTCAGATACACCCTTAATGAAGTCAACTAGGACTCCGTCCATGTCAATAAAGATTGTTTCTAATTTCACTTCTTTTTTCATCATGTGTATAGGCTAACATTAAAATAGGGTCATTGTCAAGCGCTTTTCCGCTATTTTTTGACCTATTTTCTCTGCTTCAACCTCGTCTATCCCTTGCCTGGCAAGGACTTGACGGACATGCACCATTTCATGTGCAAGGGTTATCTCCCTTTCATCGTCTAATTTGACATATATTGATATATCTCTTAGTTTTCCGTGTATTGGGTACTCAATATAACCTTGTTTTGGGTGTGGGTGTGGTAGGCGATAGATATGTACACGAATCTTCCGAGAATCCTGAATACCTAACTCTCTTGCGTAGTAACAAGCACTCTCTTTCAGTGCTTTATATCTACTGTAGACCCTCATTTAACTCAATCACTCTTTCTTTCTTATACCATATTTTACTGTAAACTTTTGTACTTCTCCACTTTCCGTCTACCATTTCTTCTATGACCCACCTAGGAGTTCCGAATGGACTCCTGTCACGCATAAGACGTGCTTTCTCTTTCTGTAATATCAATAATCTCATTAGAAATATCTACCTAACCATTTGCTTAATCTTTTGAATGATTCGTCTTCGGGATTGTATACTTTAACAGGTGGTATTTGTGCTACCTCTTTTTTGACATAGTCATATGGTTTGTCTAAGTAATCAAACCAATTTATCATGTACATATCATCACATAATTTTGCACGTTGTTGTGCTTCTCTGATATATCTTCTGACTTTACGGAATCTTTTGAAACTGAGGGACATGACTTTTAGTTGAAATAACCATGAGATAATTTTAAATCCTCTTTGGTATGCTTGATTTATCTCAAATTCTATTCTACAAAGTTCACCTATTCCGTCCTGTCCATAATCTGTCATTATGTGTGATACGTCATGTAAATCCATATTCCAATAAGCATATGCCATGTTTGGATTAGGTGGTACATGTAAACTTGTTATGTCACTTGTTTTATCCCAGTTACCAAGAAACTCTTGTCTTACTGCACCAACTGTACCTTTCTTAAATTTCTTATTTAATGGTAGTCTCTCACCTTTTAGATATCTTTTACCTTGAGGAGTTTCTTGCCATTCCTCAATTATCTTTTTATATCCCTTACCGTTAAATGCGACATTTATCTCAACATAGGCCTGTGTGTCACCTTTGTTTTTTATAAGACGTTTGATTGCAGATATCCCTGCAGGTATATTAATTTCGTAGGCTTTGTAGACTTTTTCAGGCATTTCTTAACTTTTCTCCACACTTTGGACACTTCAATGGGATATCAAGCAGTTTTGTGGCCGCATAATGTTTATCCCATTCCTCATCTATATTTATGACTGGTATGTCATGGAACATTTCTGACGGTAACGGGAATCCTATATGCTCAGTCTTCTTCATCTATTTCTTCGAGTTGACCTTCGTCAATCTCAGCACCACAATAAGGACAATGCTGGATTGGATAATGGTGTTCGTCCATTTCAGAATATATCTCACATTCTGATTGACAATCTGTACAAAAAAGTTTAATTAAACTCACTGTTGTATGTTCCCTCTTCTTTTACTAGGTAATTAGGTTTGTTGATTAAATGTGGCAATTCTAAATGTTTGCATATATTCTCGTAAGACTTAACCTTCCCATTCAATGTCACGAATGGTAAAGGCGTTTCCCCAATATCTTTGTATGTAAAATCTAAACCGCATATGTAAATCCTTACTTCGTTTTCTACCCTATCTACGGTATCAAGCATATGTCTGTATCTGTCACAGTATACGTCTTGTTCCCTTTCAGTAGGAAGATATAATTTATAACTGTCCACCTTTATGTAGTCCTTCAAGTTCAGTGTATCCACCGATATTTTCTTCATTAACTATAATTTGTGGAAAGGTTCTGGCGCCAGGAAATTGTTCCAATACGTCTTCTCTCTGAAAGTCTTCTCCTAACTGATTATATATAAAATCATATCCATTAGTTTCACATAGTCTCTTTGCCATGTCACAGTATGGACACTGTGTTTTTCCCCATATCTCTATCATTTGTTACTGTACTCCATGTTTATTTTAGAATGGTGTTCTTCGTCTGCTCTAACTTTCTTAATTAAGTCAGATAGTTTAGCACTCTTCTTCATTTTATAATAATCGATAGCGAGTTGTGGTGCAGGTATATTCTCTACTTCTCCACTCTCTACCAGTCTTAAATACTCAGTGTATGATTTGACTGCTTCTTGTTCAAAGTATGCAATCATTCTATGTGCAGTTCTAAAGTCCACTATGTAAACTAAGAAGTAAAACAACATAAAAATCATTTGTGCAAACAAAACTAGGTATCTTTCAAACCAGTTTGGATTTGCAATTTCTATGAAAAACATTAGGTGCATTCTTTCATTCTCTGCTTCTGCTAACATTTCTCGTATCTGAGGCCCCCAACCAGTCTTCATTTTCCTGAGACTTTTGAGGTGTAACCACATACCAGCAACCATGCCTGGCACTCCTGCAACTGTTTCTAATACAACTGCTCTGTGTCCGTATCTATTTGCAAAAAATGTATCCGCAATGAAACGGAAAAACTTGGTCATGGATTTTGCAAATATATCTCTCATTTCAATTCTGTTTCTATAAATTTACCGAGAGTTTGTATGTCTTGTTCTGATAACATTCCTGCCTGTCCCCACATAGTGGCTGACATAGCACCAACTTGTTCCCCATTCTTATACTGAGTCAATCTATTTATTATGTAATCTGAACTCTGTCCTGCGAGTCTAGGGAATGATGCGATACCTTGTCCTTCTTGACCATGACAGGCGGCACAACCTGCCCATAAACTTCTAATTGAACTGAACTCGTCTGCGTTTGCGAGTTCTTGTTTTGCTCTGAGTTGTTCTACTAATGTTCCATTGACTCTTACATACTCTTCATAACATTCACCTGAACAATTACTGTTTCTTGAATAACCTTTATATTCTAAGTCGGGATAGATAACCGTAGCGAAAAAGAGTGCAAGCAAAGTGCACCCAAATAATACCATTCCTAATTCTCTCATATGATTTGTAATATTATGTATATCAGTCCGATAACAAGTCCTAAAAATGCCACCAATAATATGATAGCGGTTGTAAATAAGTTTAAAGGTGTTGGGTTAAAGTCTTCTTTACTCCCTGCACCCAGTAATAATTTAAATATCAATCTCATGCGACATTTCTATATTTAGAATCGACACAATGACCATGCCAAGTTTTCATATCGTCATTACAGACATCGTCTTCAATCTTATCAATCCATTCTTTCATTTCTTCTTCGGGTTGTTTTCTTTTTCTCTCTGGCTTATCGCACATATATGTACCGTCTTTTTCATTGAAACACAATCCGTCAAGAGTTTCGATTGTGCTTACACAACCTGCAAGATATACTGTAATCAGTGTTGTAAAAATTATTCTAGTCATAAAATATTCCCATTGTAAATCTGTACATTGGAGCTTCTGTACTTGGTGGTCTTATTGCGTGAGTTACTCCTTCTCCTAACCATAGTACAGCTCCTGGCACGTATGGTACAGCGGCGTGGAATGTCTCTCCGTCATTTTCATAAATTATAGTTTCACCACCCCATTTATTATGCCACTCAAGGTTTGCATAGTAAACTATAGAAGTTTGTTTTCTATGTGTATGAGGCCAAAACTGTTGTCCTTGATAAACCAAATTGACTGAACAATATGTTGGTTTCTTATCCCCCATGATATCATGATATTCTTGACAGAACTCATCAGGTATACCTAAATCTCCGAAGTAATCAAATTTTGTTTTACCATGTCTATCTCTTTCACCTTTTCTTGCTACGTGAGCAAGATAGTATGATTTTGAGAATGGTGCTTCAACTCCGTCATAATCATTCCAACCAAGGCGATAGTCCTTCTTAAGTAATTCCTGCCACACTGCAACCCTTAAGTTCATAGGTAAAGCATTTGGTATCAGTTTATATAAATCACTTTCTAATTTCATAATATAAAATATATCTTACAGTTTAAATCCTTCAAATGTATCTTCTTGGATATCTTGTTTGATACCACCTATGACATAAGATTCAATCTCTGTCTCCTGTGGTGCGTTCTGTAGTCCTCTACTGTTGAACCAGTGTTTAGTCCAAGGCAATGGATTATTTGCACTAGAGATATCATACATTGCATTCAGGCCTATTGCTCTAAGTCTTTTGTTTGCTATGTACTCTACATATTGTCCAAGAAGTGGTACAGATAATCCTATCATAGAACCTTCTTTAAACAAGAACTCTGCCCATTCTTTCTCTTGATTCACTGCGTCCTCATACATTGAGTAAACTTCTTTCTCACAATCTTTCATAACCTTATGCATGATTTTATCTTTCTCATGGTTTGCATAACATTTTAGTATGTGTTGTGATACAGCAAGGTGTTGTGCTTCGTCTCTTGCAATAAGAGATAGTATCTTTGCACTGCCTTCCATGACTTTCAGTTCACCGAAAGCGAAGGAACACGCAAAGGATACAAAGAAGCGTATTCCCTCTAATATATTCACACTGATAAGTGCGAGATATAATGCTTTGTATAGTTCATAGTCGTCAACTTTTTGACCTAATAACTTCCTACGTCCTAGTTCAATGAAATGGTCGTATTTTTCCGTGACCATATCTGCCCTCTTAATGATTGCTTCTTCGTCTAATATGGTGTCAAATACGTCACTTGGGTCTGAGTATACATTCTTTATGATATGTGTATAACTTCTACTATGGATAGTCTCAAAGAAGTCCCATGTAATAATGCAAGACTCAAGTTCAGGAAGGGTCACGAATGGTAAGAACGATAATGCTGGTGCCCTACCCTGAACTGAGTCTAGCAAAGTCTGATACCTCAGATTAGAGGTGAATATATGTTTCTGTGATTTATTCAAAGAGGCATAGTCGTTCCTATCTTTCTGTAAAGATACCTCTTCGGGTCTCCAAAAGAATCCTAATTGTTTCTGTGTCAGTTTATCAAATATAGGATACTTGAAGTCGTCAAATCGTTGTGTGTTTAAGGCTTCACCAAAGAATATCTTCTCCTTGGTGTAGTCTACTTTGTTCCTGTTAAATACTGTCATTCTTCTATCTTCGTAAATTCTAAGTGTTCGTAATTGTTTACAAAAAATGATTTATTGTGTGTCACTTCCCAACCTTTGACCCAATTCGTCATTTTTTCATGTTCCATGCTATCAATGTCTTGTTGCATGTACGGATTCTCTCTTCCGTCATATCTCAAGACACCTATCTTTTCCCTTGACCATTCACTTGCTTCATAGTGAAACTCAGCACCTGACTGACCACAATGACTCAATTTACTTGCGTCTTTTGTATAGTAGTGCAAAAACATATGATATGAATAGTCACCCATAAAAGTATCTCGCCAGTGTACCACATTTGGGCCATGATACAAGAGGATATCTCCAACTTCTAAGTCTACATCAATAGCATTCTTTCTTTTTCTAATAGGAATGCCTTGAGTTTGTTCAAAGACTTTGTTTTCATTCATTGCAGGGTCACTAGATGTATCCACCCAGTTCCTAGTGTTATCTAACCATATTTTCCATGGTTTGTCATTATCTGATTGATATCCTAAACAGATAGTGGCACTTATTTCACATGAGGGTCTATCAGAATGTGCTCTTAGATATGCACCTCTATCATATTTTCTAGTGAAAGAATAAGTTTGTTCCAACTCTATATCAAGTCTTTTATCTAATTCTTTATGTAACCACCTATGCATTGCAACTCCCATAGGTGTGGTATGTCCACCTCTAGAAGTATTGTGTGAAGAAACAGGACTATTTGGTATTGGTTCTAATTCTTCGTCAAAGACAGCTGCGTATGCGTCAGGCCATGGTTCAATTGTTTTCCATGTATCTAATGCAAAATCTGTTATTTCTTTTGGTATAACATTACGTAAGACTAAGTAACGGTCTTTTATGAGTTTGACTGTATCGTCATTCATAAATCCGTGTGCGTCTTTCCCGTAATTCGGGCCGTCTTTATATGTTACTCTATATGGCACAAGCGTCACAATCCTCTTCATCGAATGGGTCATACCCACTCATTACATTAGCTGCGTCATCTACTGCGGAAGGCAATTCTTCTTTCACAACGTCTTCTTCTTTACCGTCCATAGTATTATGGTAGTAAGAAGTTTTCCACCCATATTTATATGTATTGAGCAAGTCATTTGCCATAACAGACACAGGAACTTCACCATTTTCATAGTTCTCAGGGTTGTATGACCAGTTACCACTAATACCTTGGTCAAAGAACTTTTGCATAACTGCAACTACTTTGATATATCCAAGATTATCTTTCATATCCCATAGCAATGTATAGAAGTTCTTGAGTTGTGTATACTGAGGTACAACCTGTTTAAGTGTTCCCTTCTTACTCTTCTTAACTGACAAGTGGTCTCTAGGTGGTTCAATACCATTTGTCGCATTTGATACAACACTAGACGATTCACTAGGCATTTGTGCACTAAGTGTAGAATGTCTCATACCATGTTCTAGGACTTCGCCACGTAGCGCCTCCCAGTCTTTCTTATACTTTATAGTTACTAGGTCGTCCACGTCCTTTTTGTACGTATCTATGGGTAATATGCCCTTCGCATACTTAGTTTTATGGTGCCAATCATTCTTACCCTTCTCTTTTGCAACGTTAATAGACGCTTTGATAAGTGAATATTGAAACTCTTCTGTTAGTTCATGGATTAACTGTAAAGATTCTTCACTTCCATATTGTGCTTTGTTCTTTGCAAGATAATGTGCGAGACCAATATATCCTATACCAAGACTTCTTCTCTTGATTGTTGATATCTCAGCGGCTTTCACAGGGTATTCTTGATAGTCAATCAATTCGTCAAGTGCTCTGACTGATAGGTCACATAAGTGTTCTATCTCGTCCAACTTAACAATACCTACGTTGACTGCACTTAAAATACACAATGCAATCTCACCTTTATAATCGTCAATAGATTGTATAGGTTTTGTAGGTAGAGTGATTTCCTGACAAAGATTACTCATGTTCACTTTGTCAAGGAAAGCACTATGTGTGTTGCAGTGGTCTATATTCATGATATAGATTCTGCCAGTCTCTGCTCTTTCTTTTAGTAAATCTGTTATCAATTCTCTAGCATTTACCTTAGTCTTTGGAATACTAGTTGCACGTTCATACTTCTCGTACAATTCGTCAAACTCAGGCGTTCCAAATGCGTCATATAGACCTTCTACAACGTGTGGTGAGAACAATGTAATGTCCTCGTTTTTGAGGAATCTCTGATAAAAGAGTTCACTCATTTGAATAGAGTAGTCTAGTTTCCTAACTCTATTGTCTTCTGTTCCCTTGTTATTCTTGAGAACAATAATATCGTTAATCTCTTGGTGCCAGATAGGAAAGTGTACTGTTGCACTCCCACCTCTTACACCGTTTTGTGTACAACAACGAACTGTAGATTCAAACTTCTTGAGGAATGGTATAACTCCTGTGTGTTGTACTTCACCACCACGAATCTTTGCACCTAATCCTCTGATACGTCCTGCGTTGATACCAATACCAGCACGTTGTGCTACATATTTTCCAATCGCCATATCACTTGAGAAAATAGAATCAAGAGAATCGTCACTGTCAACCAATACACAACTTGCAAATTGTTTGAGTGGTGTCCTTACACCTGCCATAATAGGTGTAGGAATATTAATCTTAAATGTAGAAATTGCGTCATAGTAATTCTTTACATACCATAACCTGTTCTTCTCACCATGACCATTGTATTTTTGAAACAATGTCATAGCAATCATCATATACATAAACTGTGGTGTCTCATACAGTTCACCTGTACTTCTATCTTGTACAAGATACTTGTCTACTATCTGTTGTAAACCTGCATAAGTAAAATCAAAATCTCTTTGGTGTCTTATATAACTATTGCACGTATCGATTTCTTCTTCTGTATAATGTTTTAGAATCTCTTTGGTGTAAACACCTTGCTCTATGTTCTTTCCAATCATATCATACAGTCTAGGATATATGTCTTTACCGTCTTTCCATTTAGTTCCAAAAACTTGTTTCTGTAGTGCAAACAATAAAAGTCTAGACGCTACAAACTGATAGTTAGGACTTTGTAATGAAATCAAATCTGAGGCTGACCTAATAAGGATACTCTGAATGTCCTTGGTTGTGATTCCGTCATAGAATTGAAGACCACTATTCATTTCAACTAATGATTCAGAAACACCTGTAACGTTTTTACAAGCGGCTGTAACCATAACATGAATTTTTTCTAGATTAATTTCTACACGTGAACCATCGCTCTTTACTACCTTAATATCTCCATTGTCATGTGTCATGTTTTTTTATACTCCTGTAACTTAAGTTTAGCAGAAAGGCCTGAATAAGTGCAAGAGTTTATAACTTCCACGATTTCATTTTGTGTCATGCCGTTCATTATCATATCATTAATATCTTTGAGTCCTTCGACTCTTTTATCACCCCAAATACATACGGTAAATCCGAGGTCAATAACCTCGTCAATCTTTTTAACTATCTCAGTGTTTCGTGGTTCGTTATCATAAATTATTATTGCATTCTCTTTTAGATTTTGTATCTTTTTAAAATCACTACCGCCAACTGCTATAGAGTTAGGTAGGAATAGACTATCTATCGGCCCTTCTGTGACATAGATTGTCTTTGACTTGTCCACATTGTTGATGTTGTAGATGAGTGGTACGTCATCTACGAATCTCATGGTTAAGTATCTCAAGGGCGTGTCGTTGATTGCCCTGCCACTTACACCAATCAATTCACCATTCTCTGAATAAAATGGGAAAACTATTCTAGGGTCTTTGCCTAATTCTCTATTTCTGTACTTACTACTTAAGAAAGACAGACTTTGTGCTTGAGTAACATACCATAGTTCTCTGATAATAGAGTCGTCTAACTGTCGGTCTTGAAGGTATTCTCTTGATTCCGTCTTTTCCCATGCACGAACAGCGACTGCTGACAAATCGTCCCTAGTCGTATTTAGAATGTTCTTACTTTTAAACTTAAAGTCGTTTGCACTTGGCATTTTCTGTTTCTTGACTTTAACTTTACCGCCTTTTTCCTGTAGATATTCTTTCAGATATTCTCTGTGGATATCAGGAAAGTGGTCTTTTAAGAAGTGGACGGACGAAGTAGACTTGCCACAATTGTGACATTTGTATATAAAGTTTTGGTCTACCTGAAAGTGATATCCCCTTGCCTTGTGTTTATTCTTTTGTGAATCACCACAATAGGGACACCTGTGATTTAGTGTCTTATCGTTCTTCCACTTGCAGACATCGAGTCTCGATGCCACCATAGACAAATATTTGCGTTCTAACCATATCATGTCTAGCCATTATACTAGATAGATATGGTTTGAACAAGGTGTTTTATTCAGAATCTTCTAGAGGTTCTTCTTTAGTTCCGCCTTCACCGTCAGGCACGACATGGTAGTCAATCCCTGCGACTTCTTCTCCTGCTAACCATTTCTCTAGTTTTTCATTGTACTCTACCATAGCACCTTCATATGATTTCATCATAAGTTTGTACCCTTCACTGTTTTTATCAGTTTTAGGTGATGGCCCTAGGTCAGGTTTTACTAGTGGAAAGTCTTCTGCTTTTCTATCACTCATTTCTATCTCCTAAGAATGTAGTTTTATTTAGGTTTTTTTTCGGCACTCTAACAACAATTCTAGGTTGTTCTGGCGCTTTATAATTTGCTATCAAACTCGTAGCAGTTATTAACAACAATAGTGCGAGAGGGTCAAATACAAATATCAATGCAATGATTACCCACCTTACCGCATTGTCCAAATAGTTTTGTGCCTCGTCTTGTCCGTATAACATTTCTGCAACGTACTTAATTGGCCCAATCTCCCCTTCTTGTTCTAACTGCAATCTTTGAAAAGGTAATTTCTCTTCATTCAATTGTACTATATCATCTACGACTGTGTCAATATCATTTCCGATTTCTTGTCGTTCTTCTTTCTGTCGTCTATCAATATAGTTTCTATCTTGAGGTCTAGCAGTTGCAATAATGTTATCTAGGTTTGCAATCCTATCTTCCAGTCTCTGTAATTCGTTGTTTTTTGCGTCAAGTCTTTTCTCTATGATAGACATTTCTAGTGAGTATGAATCACCCTGTAGTGTTTGTTCTATGTTTGCTTTAGATAGGAAACCAAATATACCCAGTGAGGTAATCAACATGAGAACAAATACTGAAAATGCAAGATAATATTTCATATAGTTCAATTGATTCCAAAACAAATGAACATAAGCCGCTGTGACTATCTTACCAAATTCTAGTGCACTCATCATGACTATCGTGGACATATACGCACCAGCAAATATAATCCCCATACCTATTACTGAAAAATAGGCGGCGATACCTGCTATCATTAGACTGGTGGCTAATGCCAAATAGTTTAGAAATTTCATAATTTATTTTGGTTTTCTAGTCCAAAGCTCAAAAAATCTTTTGTCTTGTTTCCTTTTCTTTCTCATTGTGGGTGGCATTGCAATGCCTGGCCCTGTTGCGTTCACTGGTGCATCTTCATTTAATTTATCTTCTCTCATGTATCCCATTAAATCATCTGCAAGTTGAATACCTGCGGAATAATCGGAAGGATAATGTAGACCTGCTTCTACTCGTCCCCAACCACATATATATGCACCTTTGAATAATCCTTCTCTATGGTCAGGATATTTACTTGCATAGTAATTAGCAACAACTCTAGACTGCACTGCGTGTCCACTTGGATATGCAGGACTTTTTGCAGTTGTTGTTACATATGGTTTAAATTCCATATTTAATGCTTCTGCTAATTGGTATGGTCTTGGTCGGTTAAAGAAGTTTTTGTAATGTTTGATAACGGGACTGCACTGGTCTTCCATGTATTCAATCGTATCAACATTAAACTCTAAATCATTTTGTTCCATATATGCTTTGATATAGTAAGAACCGTCTTCGTCACAATCTACGTATTGTCTTTTAGTTATTGCGGTAGTATTTTTTAGAAGTTCTTGTATCTTCTTAATGTCATCTACCGTAGCAGTTGAATTGTTTGCTGGTGGCGGTGCAGTCATTATTTTCTGCCAACCAGTATCCCATAAATCTATTTTATTGTATTTTGGTTTCTTCAACTCCGCTTGGTGTTTGAAGACCATGTCATTTACTTTTGTAACTTCCTCAATAAACATCATCTGCTGTTACCAATACTCTGTGTTCTTCTAGAAATCCTATGTAAACAGGAACACCATACACTATACTATGTTCTGCTACAATCTTTATAGGTGATTTTGGTCTATATCTATTATCATTTTGATAGATGGCAAGTCTAAGATTGTATGTGACTCCCACACGTAAGTCTGCAAGATTTATAGTTTCTTGTAGTGTCTCAGACGTGACTAAATTTTTCTCCTTTAAGTGTCTGTAAAACTTTTCACATAACTCGTCTGCTTGGTCTTCTGTTAATCTTGTTTCTTCTTTGAGTAATGCGAGTGCTACTGCGTATGAGGCAAATGCTGATTTACCAAATGGTATTTTTTCTATAAGTTTTTTTAGATTGAATACCAATCTATGTAATGGTGTAAGTGACGCTTTCTCATCAGACGTAGTAGGTTTGTTTTCTAGTTTTACTGCAGGATTCTTTGGGTCGGGTTTATGCGTGATTCTTTTACCGTTCTTATCAATGAAACCGAACTTGTATGCTTGCGTTTTCACGAAAGGTGTTGTTAACATCTTAAGTATACGGAATACAATTAGCGTGTCTATTATTCGGGTGGCCATATATCTATTTATACCTCTCGAAGGGTCATTGCAAGAGTTTCGTCTATTGGAACCTCTACTTCAAATCCCTCTTCAACGTATCCAAGATATATAAGCATTGTTTTGATTGACGACCAATAACCTTGGTCTTTGATTTTAAACTTTAACATTCTCATTGACGCTTCATATCCAAAGACATTGAAAATACAAATGAGGTGATTAAGCATGAGACGTTCTCTAAGTTCTCCGTGTTGATAGTATCTAAAGAGAAGTCTTTTAAGGTATCGGAACCTACGTAAGTCTTCATAAAAATCTTCCATGTCCTCACACTGAGGGTCATCATAGTGTTTTATTGCGTAGGCGGCGAAGTTCTTAGCTGTAAGTTTGTCAAATAGACTCATAATAATATATTTTTGTTTACACTAGTATATAGTGTAAGGAAGAAGATTAGACTAATGAACCGTATACTTTAAATGAACCTGATTCTAATTTCTCAGTTCTGATTTTCATAGTATAGTTCATAGATTCTTCTTCAATTTCGTCATGAGGAGTATCTACTGATTTACCCATGATATCTCCGTAACGTTTGAAAGAGATTTCAAACTCTCCACTTTCGTTCATGTCCATGTCGTTTATATTTCCGTCATGTGACAATCCAAGTAAAGCAAGTTTTGCTTCCATTTGTGCAACAGCAGCTTTTGGATTTATGTATTCCATAGAAGCAGTGTGACCTAAAATTGCATTGAGTCTTGTTTTAATTTCTGCGTCATCTATGTTGTGTTCCCCACCCATTCCTTCGTATGAATGGTCAAGGTCTTCTACTAGATATGTTTTAAAAGTTTTCATATGTGTATTTATCCTTATTTTGTGCCTGGCCAACCATAATCCTGAATTATTTCAAGCCCATTGACAATAGCGTCTTCACAATTTAAATAGCCTGACAGAACGAATATATTTTCATTACCAGTTACGTCTGACATGCCATATTGCCATGGCCAAGGGAAATCACTTGGTGCTTCCCTTCTGTCTTTTCCATTGATTGTTTTTATACCCTTTTTATTTTCTGTACCTACTTCTAACATTTCAGTAACTTCTTTAGGTTTCTGACCTACAATGAAATGTCCATGGTGAGATACACCAATTGATTTAAAGAATTGGATTAAAGGAACCATAGATATCTTAGTAGGGTCTGAGGCAAATCCTTTTTCATGCGGTAATAATTTCCAACGGTTTAATATATCTGCACTTGTTTCACCAGTAGCTGGATTATCATTCCACATTGCATGATTTGTAAGACCTAGTTTGTCTCTAAAGTCTCCGCTTCCACCGTTAATTTTCCAGTCGTTTTCTAACTGTTCCGTTATTGATTCTGAACAACCCCACCAGTATTTTGGAGATACCAATGCACCGTCTCCTTCGTTTATTGTTGAATTGCAGGGGTGACAGAAACTAGTAAAGATTATAGGGCAAGTATTTTCTGTAGGGTGTGCTTCAAGGCCTAATGGGTCATCGGGATTTATTTTTGCGTTACCTACAGAGGCGTCACCTGTTGATTGGTCTTGCCAACGAATGTTTCTAAATCTACCACTAGGAAAATTATCTTGAACTTTTTTTAATGAAGCTTTCCATTCGGTTACAAATTCTTCGTTTGATTCTTCTGTGAAACGAGTATTGTATTTTCTACGACTTAATTCAGACTGAACCAGTCTGTCTATTTCACTTTCGGACAGGGTTCTGTCCATCGTAACTTGATACGCCATAATATATGTTTACCTTATGTAGTTATTGCAACACCAACACCTAAAACTGAAGCGTGGGCGGCAAAGATTTCATCTGACGGGTCTTTCTGTACAAACTCAACTCCATTTGCTTTTAGAGTGAATGTACCGATAAGTGCATTTGCAGATGTTTCTATTGATACGAGTCTGTCTGTAGCACCACTATTGCATAGTCTAACTACAGTTGAACTGCCAAAGTTAGAACCATTAGTAGTAGATGTACCGCAAGCAGCTTCTGAACCTAATACTTTAATTTTCATTGATTACCTCTTAATCATAAGGTGGATACTTTCCACCAAGTTTTATTGAACTTATTGGCCAACCACATGGTTTAATGTCATCGGGTAAAGCCGCATAATGAGGGTCATTTTGTCGGATTCCTGTTGTAAATGCAGGTGTTGTGTTATCGTCAACATATCCAAATACTGGAGCTGCTTCTACAGTTTGACCTGCCATTGAACCTCTTGGTATAGTACCCTCGTCACCATACTGTTTCATCATGTCAAAGACTGATTTTATCCAGTTCTTTTGAATGGTTCCACTAAATTGATTCAATATTTTTTTGTACCCGTCTAAACCAATTGTTCTGTGTATTTTTTCAAAGGTAGTGTTTTGTACATACCAAGAATAATACCATGAGCTTGACGTTGTACCGTCTGATAAAGGTAAATTCAAAGATAAATCAGTAATGATACAATCGTTTCTGTAGTCTCCTGATTGACCATTAGCTTCCCAAAGTTTCTTTAAGTCAGCGTCTTCTCTAATCAAGTATGCGTCCGAATCTTCATAAGTTTTCGGATTCGTATCTTCTTTAAATTTACATGCAATCAACAACAGTAAAGCACGAATATCAGAACCTTCATATACTCTAAGGAAGTAACAATCTACTAAATCCTTAAGATATCCAGTTCTGAAATCCGTTAAATACTGTTTCAGTTTTACTTTAGCGTCTGCTTCGTCTGTGCAAACATACGGATTCTTTTCCGCATCTCCAAAAAGATTAGGCCACGCTTGGTGTTTATAAAACCTATTCTTATTTGCTTCCCACAGAGCGTCATATTCCGCATCACTAATCATAGTGGTTTTATCCATTTCACTAGTTAGTGTGGATACGTCACAGTTTCCTAGTTCTGCGTCTCCCGACTTATCAAAATTTGCCATAATATATTCCCTTTATTGTTAAGCTGTAACAGTTATTGTTCCAGCAGCTGTTCCTATTCCTGCAACATTAGTGATAGTTGCGTTACCACCACCTGCTGTGTCAACAATAGTTCCACTATTTAACGACATTGCGTTTGCACCAATACTTAGTACGTCACCTGCGTCTGTAGCTGCGTTTGCGGCTCCAATTGCAAGACTGAATACAAGTTCGTTAGTGGTTGAACCACTAGCATACGATAATGTATGGTTTGCATTGTTGTCATTAACAACAGTTAGTTGTGGTGTTCCACTTACAGTCACATTCTCGTTGAAGAATACTTTAACTGATAATGTTCCACCATCTGATTTATCAAATGCTGTTGTAACAAAATCAATTTCTGTAATGTCTGCCTGCCCAATACCAACGGCAAGGTCTGCACCAGTAGCAACCAAAATCTCTTCTAGATTTCTAGAACCTACAGTTTTTTTAAGAACCCAACCTTCTGGCTTAGCAATAGTGTTTTTCTTATCGGCGTCTGAAAGATACTTTGGTTTACTTTCATCGCTATCTGATACTCCCCATAGTGCCATTTTTATTTCCTCTCGTTTATTTATTCGCTACCTTTAAGACAGCGTCAAATGCTTTCTTGAACCCTTTCGAGTCCTTCTGCATCATGTTTAAGTATTTAGACCTGAGTGGCGCTTTGATACTCATTAAAGCATTATATACTTTACTTGCATCACCTGCCTTGACTTTCGTCTTTTTCATGTCATCTGTTCTCACGTCTGTATCTTTACCTGTATCGTCTATAGACGCAAGTTGTACCATAACATTCGCATCTGCGTGTTTCTGTGTACCCTTTGCACCATAGTCTAAGGCGTTGACCGCTCTCATGATAACTTCATCTTCACTTGCTTCGACATATTTTCCACCAGCCATTTTGCTGAGTTTCTCTAGTCTTGCTCGTAAATCCTTTTCGTTTTTACTCTGTGCAACTGCACGAGCAACTTTCTTGTTCCCTGCGTCAGACATCATACCAAAGTCACCGACCTTTTCGATTACTTTGTTTACCTTTTTAGCATTGTCTTTTATGTAACCAAGTTTTTTGATTCTCTCTTTAAAAGACTTATACCTTGCGTCTAAGCTTACGTTCTTATCTGACATTAGAATGCACCATTAATTTCTTTGTGATTCTTGTACATTTTTTTAGACTTTTTCATAAGTTCATCATAGATTCCCTTACGCATTGCCATCATGTCAGAACTCATTGAACCATTTGCTTTATGCATTTGTGATAACAACTCTAACATTTTTCCTGCTTTCTTTTCTTTCATTGCAGCTGCGAGTGCAATAAATGAACCATTATGGTCATTCCTATCAGTCATTTGTTCAATACGTTTGATAAGTTCAGGTGGTGCCATTTTAGAAGCTTCTTCTATAGTTTCTTCTTTCTTGTTCTTAAGAGACTTACCTTCTTTATCATATCCAGGCTTTCCTGCTTTCTCTTTCTTGGATATTGCGATAGCAGCTCTTTGCGCGGCTGATACTGCACCTTCCTCTACTTGTTCCATAGCAGGTAGTTCACCCATTTTAGCAGCCATTCTTTTGAAACCTTTTGGATTCTGTTTCATCATAGATTGAAGGACTTTGGTACTTGTCATGTTCATAAGATTTGCAATACCGTCAATCTCTTTCTTATCTTTAGTCTTAAAGATTTTACTGATTGATTCACCAGTTCCTACAATCTTTTCTGAGATAACTTCTTCTTTGATACCAAGTTTCTTCATCTCTTTTTCAATCTCTTTGTTGATTGCTTTAAGAGCATTTAGTGAAGGATTCGCAACCTTTGACTTGTTTTGTGCTTTATCGATTGCTTGCATTTCTCTTGCTTTCTTTAAGAGTAAGTCTGAGTATTTTGCATACTTACCTTCGTCTAGGTCTTCTTTCATACCCATAACTTTATGTGCAAGTTTAACTAAAATGTTTATGTTTGCTTTTTCCATTTTAGCTTTGTTAGAGTCGTTGACTGAATCATAGGCTTTTACAATAACACTTGCAGTGAACATGTCTAACATAACTCCACCGACTTTCTGTGCTTGTTTGTCTGATACAATCTTTTGTATTGCAGGCATTAAATTCTTTTCAATTAGATATGCTTCGTGGATTTGATTTAGTTCTTGGTTTAGTACGAATGATTCGTTTGCAAATTTGAGTGCTTTCATAACGTCTTTGTTTTTAAGCATTGCGTTACCATAGAACTTTGCAATTTCTTTAGTTGCAACTGAATGTGCACCACTAAGGTCTAAAGCAACTTCTACTGCTTTCTTGACTTTAGCGTCTTTGACTTTGTTCTTTTTGAAATAATTATTTACTTCCATACCAGTAAGTTTTGACTTACCGTATGGGCCGAGTGCGTCAACTTTTCCGTCTTTATCTAAGACTTTCTTTTCTTTTAATTCTTGGAATATATTACCTTGAAAATGCATGTTACTCTCCAGCAGACTCTTCCCACATACCTCTGACCACGTCTTCGACTTTAGTTTTTCTAGAGTCACCTTCTTTTACTCTACGTCTGTCACCACCAGCGGCAATCCACTCTTGCATTTTACTGATATCTTCGGATTTACCTTTATAATTCTTGTCGATATAATCAAAGAACTTCTTCTTCTCTTCGTCTGATTTGAAATCAGCAGGTGAATTTACCTTAAATTTCTTAAGTGCCTTTGCGAAGAATTCTTTGTATTCTTCTTCTGCGGTCATGACTTTCTTAGTTGCTTCAACTAAGTCATTTGATAATTTGTTTATGCTCATTGGATTAACTCTCCCTTTTCAAAATAATTAAAAAGCATTGATTTTTTCTCTTCGTTTAAGTCCAATGATTTAGCTAAACGTCCTAACATGTTCTTTTCAAGAAGTTTATTGTTTACATCGGATTCTTGAGTGTCTTCAATGATTGGTTCCTCGAAACCTTCTAACAATGCGTCAATTTCTTCCGCAATTATATCGTCCTGTGTCTTTTCTTCAACGACAGGTTCAGCTGCTTCCTTAACGAAAGAACGAACTTTGGCTAATTCCGATTTCCAATCTTGTATATTACTCATACTACCTTTATTTATATAAACTCAATCTTGAGAACCAACTTTGAATCTATATTCTCCTTATTTAAAATTTTATATTTCACATTATCAGGTAACATAAACTTAGTGCCTGGCACTAACTTATTACCTGTCCCATATTCTTCGTCACGTTTATACAGGATTTGCCACCCATTGCCCGCAAGGGCATAAACCATTTCTTTTTTGGTAGTATCTATCCAGTCTGTTGTTGAATCATACGTTCTAATGACGTATTGTTCATGAGTTCCGTGTTTACTTAACCAGTCCTCATTGACCATGACCACTTACTCCATTATGTTACTTCTTTGAACCTCTGACTTTGTCCGCTAAATCTGAGTCTGCTTTACCCCAAGTACCTTTACCCTTGGTAATAAAACTATTGACTCTTGCCATTGCCCATTGTGGAGCAGTAGCGCCTGGTCTGTGACCAGTTTTATAAGCGGCAAGTCCCCTGTTGTATACTTGTTTTAGAATACCTAGAGATATTCCTGACTTTTCTGCTTTGTTTTTAAGTCCTTCTTCGTTCTCAAATACTTCTTGATTTTCTTTGATTTCTTTGACTTCAAATGCTTCGTTGTGAGGATAACCCTGTAAAGGATTACCAAATACCTGTGAGAAATGTTTCTTAGTTCTATCTTTCTCTTCGTGGAATGCTTTCTCTTGTTCCTTTATGTAATTCTCTACGTCTTGGCCAGGCGTATCATGTTGGTAAGTCAGACGTATATCGTCTGTCCCAATTTCATGAACTCCGTTATCTGTTTTATTACCTATCATATCTTTCCCCTAACAACATGTACAATTACAACATTTACAACATGTGCACATATATTTATCCTTAGTTCTTTCCGAACATTTTATCAAACTTTTTAGTATGAACTGATTTTTTAGTCTTTGTAGGTTCGCCATCTTCGTCTTCATCGCCAGGCGCAGGCCCAGTTAGTCCTTTCTTGAAGTGTGCGTCCCTTTTTTCTTTGGTTTTTTTATCTAAACCTTTGTAATACTTTTTAGGTTGAGTACCTTCTTTATCTTTTACGTCTTTATCCTGTTCTTCTTTGTCTTCCTGTGCTCTTTGAATTTGGTCTTGGGTTGGAGCTCCTTTTTCACCCTTCTTTCTCATCTTTTCACCACGAGCTCTTTTCTTTCTGATATTGTCCCAAAGTCCTTCTTCTAATTCATCACCTTGTTTTAAGAACAATCTGTTTTTCCCTTGTTTCTTATCAGATACTACAATTCCTACCATTTTTGCTATAGAACTAATAAATGTTATTCCGTCTTTTGCATCTTTCTTATATCTTTTACCCATTTCAGATTTAAGTTTTTTAACAATAATATCAAGTACATTGTCTACACTACTAACTAACTTACCTTCGTCAACAGCGTCTTGTAAATATTTTGAATCTTCGATATCAGGTAAAGTATCTTCTTGTTGTGATTCTCTTTCAGCTTCTGCTTCGTCTTTTTTTGATTGTCTTTCCGACTCTCTTTCGTGTTTCAGTTTTAAATTTTCAACTTCGTCTTCGTGTCTTCGTTTTAAATCTTCAACTTCACGTGCTTGGTCTGCTTTAAGAGAGGCTGCTTCTTCGGGGCCTTCTACTAACCATTCAGATTGTTTGTAAGTTTTTGTTACTCTCATATGTTTATTTAGACTTCTTTTTAAGAAGTTCTTGTTCTCTCCATGCCATTGCCATTTTGTTACTAGGGAACTTACTTGTCCATGTCAGTAGTTTACTATACAACTGGTCTGCTTTCTTTTCTAATGATTTAACATCATCATTATTTGTTATCTCTACAAAATCTTTCTTGAACATTGCTCTAAATTTACTTGCATTTTTTTGTGAGGCGTCCCAATCACCCTTTACTATTTCAGGTGGTAGTTTTCTTGCTCTCATATCGTTTCTTGCTTGTGCGTTATCTAAAGAAGTATTTACGAATACCATTTTATAATCGTATCCTAGTTTGTCTAACATCTTTTTATAGTTTGCAATCTTGCTTGACTTAGCAGCTGTGGTATCAAATATAAGTCCTAGTCTTCCTTCAATATAATTATCTAGATTCATACCTGTAATCTTCTTTGCTTTCGCACGTACAGGGTCAACTTTAGAGAAGTCTGCACCTCTTAAGTCAAGTCCCAAACCTGCTTTCTTTAGTCCCACTTCAAATGCTTTGTCCGTGTTTACAAGTTTTAAACCTAGTGGTTTTAGTGCAAGTCTATCTACAACTGTGGATTTACCACTGCCTGGCCCACCCATAAGAAATACTGCTTTGAATATTCCTTGGTCATAAACACCTTCCATAATCAAATCTTCTCTGATATACCAAGGTATAGTTTCTTCTTTGATACCCATACCAGTTCTAACGTCTTTATATAATGACTGTGCCAATCTTTTGTTTTTACTTGGAACACCTTCTTGGAATGCGTCAAAGTCTCCTTCACCAGCAAGTGCTCTCATTTTACTTGCACTCATTCCTGATACGTCATCTGCGTCAGGGTCACGTTCACCAGCAGATATAATGTCGATTGAATTGAATTTGTAGAAACCGTGTCTTCCTTTTTTTCCGTTATACTTCTTAACAAGCATATCAAACTCTTTGACTCTATCTGAACCTACAACCATACGTACATTCGTATATCCTTTGTTGTGTAGGTCTACTACAATTTCAAAGATAGTTCGTGCAGGTGTATTGATAACACCAATCTTAGGAAAGAACTTCTTGAGGTATGTAATTTTTTGTTTGTAACTAAGAGGATTCTTTTTAGGGTCACTTGAATGTGAAGTGTAAATTAAAGGCACATAACCACCTTTGGAAGATTGTTCCAACTTCTTGACTAGTTTTGCGTGACCAGTGGTGGGTGGATTGAATCTACCAAATGTAAATGTAGCACCCTTTTCTTTTGCCTCGTTAAATGACCTAAAAGATTTCACTTCATTGTCTCCCTTTCTTTATCCACCAAGTCATTCATGATTTCCATGTTTTGGTCACCAGTCTTAGAGGTGTCATACTCATATCCCTTTTCAGGGTCACCAATTACCCAATCATCCTCTTTAAATTTGATATCAGTTTGTGCTGGATATTTTGGTAATGCAAACTCTTCATTCACACCCCCAAGTTTCTTTTTGATTTTTGCTTTCTCTTTTGCGATTACGTCTTTACGTATCTTCATAGCAATCTTCTTGATTGCTTTTTGTTTCTTCGCCATTTGTTTTTCAAGGGCTGCTTTTGCACCAACACCTAAATCTTTCTTGGATTTACCTTTAAGAATTTTCTTTTCTATTGCTTTACGTGCCTGTAATTCTGCTTTCTTTTCTATCTGACCTTTCTGTAGTTGTGGTTTCTTAGCAGCTTTCTTTCTTGCTCTTAGTATCTTTGCTTTGTTCTTCTTGAATGCCTGTTTCATTTTCAGTCTAGTTTTCATTGATACTACTTCACCTAAGAAATATTCAAAGTCATATTTGACATCGTCATCTACTGGTGCGTTTGCTCTCCATTGCCAACAAGACCAATAGTTTGCTTTCCATTTTGGGCCTGGGTCTGTATCACAGTTCATTCTAGCACGATATGCTTTTAATCTCTTGGGGTCGTCACGTTTGATTTCCATATTAGGGTCACCAAACTCAACCTTAACGACATTATCTTTATCGTTCTTAACGTAGACCTTGAACTTCTTTTTACTACCACTAGGGTTTCTGATAGGGTCATTCAGTTTGACCTTCTTACCTTGGTATTCTGCGTCTTCTATTATTAAATCGTCATACATACTTCTATTTATCCCAATTCTTTTGTGCAGTGAAGTTATTATAGGCAAATTCCATACGGTCTACCAGTTTAACAGCACCACCTTCTTTATCGATTGCTACGTAACCTTCGGGATTTACTACTTCAAATCCCTTGTTTGTTTTCTTGAATGTTCCTATACCCTTAACTCTGTTAAGACAATTGATAATTAACATTTTACCTTCTACCAAATATGATTGGAAAGCAGTAAGATTATCAATCATTTTTCTTAATCCATTTAATTCTTTAATTAAATCTTGTCCAATCTCTCTTTTGATATTCTTAGTCTTTTCTTGTTTTACTTTTGCAACTATTTTTTCTTCCCAATATTTACCAACATAGTTTATGTAGTCTTGAGAGTTTGGTTTGAATTTACCACCTGTACGTATAAGTGAGTTAGCATATGTTTTATATGTTGCCCCCGAAGCACCTTTTGATTCCATAGTTGCCATAACTTTTTGGAACTTAGTTAAATCATTTTTCTTGATTCCATGGAATGCTTTACCTGTTGCGGTTAGTATCTTAGATAAATGCATTGCTTCTTTAGCAGTCATTGAACCTGTACCACTAACGTCTTTATATGTTGCGTCATCTATCCAAACGTTACCTTGTTTTAGTCCACTTATATTTGCACCAAATTTAGCACCTAATCCTTCTATGGTAGAACCACTGTATGTGGTATGAAATACGATACCCATTTTTGATTTCTTAATCCTTTTACCTAAGTCTGAATCTTCTTTGACTGCGTATAGAATTGTATTAGGTTGGAATGTAATGTACTTACCGTCATCAAATTTAGTAGAACCTTTATCATTAGTATACATTAAATCACCTTGTAGGATTTCTTTCATGCCTACTTTTGAAAGATATCTAAATGAAGTAAGGAATTTTTCTTCTAGGTCACCTGTAAGTTCAGGTGCGTCTTTGATTTCTTGTTCTGATTTATAGTGTAATTGTTTTTGGGTGAATAAAGATTTCTTTGCAACAAAGAACTCACCTGATTCGGGGTGAGGCCCTGCCCATATAGCAGGTGCACCGTCCCATTTGACAGTCATGTTAACACGTGAACTACTATTACCCTTGAGCATTTTGCGTAGTTCCATAAGGAAATAGATAGCAGAACGTCCACCATCAATACCATTATTGATAATCTCGTCTTCTAAATGTTCTAAATGTAAATTTTTAACTGCCATAATAGTAGGCTACCACCTTTTGAAGTGTTTGTCTACTATTTATGATTTCTGTAATGGTGTCGAACTAAGGTGTTTGTCAATAGAAGATATGGCACCATTGAGGCGTTGCACCTCATTAGAGTCTTTTTGTTTTCTTGCAAGTCTTAATTCCTTTTTCAAACTAACTTTCTGTTGTAGTAAGTCTAGAACTTCTTGCGATTTCAAATTCTTTGCCATAATAATACCATACTGTCTTACTATTTAGGTATTTTTATATTTTAAAGTCCTTGAATTTCTCATTTCTGTCCATTACAGGCGTGTCGTCTTCCTGTGCAATTGCACTATCAACGAGTTCTTCCTGTGCTTCTTGTTCACAGTCATAGAATTTCATACGACTTCTATCAACACCCAAAACAAATCTTTTGAATACTGTAGGGTCGTTGTATCTGTTTTTCAATTGTTTGACCACCATTTGGTCTAACTCTTCTAGTTCCTCAGACGTAATCAAAGCAAACATAAAGTCTGCTGTTGCAGGTAATCCAAATGATTCTGAGGTATCTTCTAAACCAATATCGGTAGAACCAAAACCACTTCTTGTAGTTTGTGTTGCACTCATAATGGGCACGTCATATTCAACCGCAAGACCACGCATTTCTTCAGCAATACTCTTGACCAATGTGTAAGAGTTTGCACCAGCGCCAGGTCTGATACGTAATGACCCACATATGTTTAGATAATCGATATAGATTATATCGGGTTTAAAATCTTTCTTGAGTTCTAGTTCTTGTAGTAAGTGTCTAAAGTGTCCAACATGAGCAGCTGCTGTAGGATATTCTTTAATGAATACTCTACCTTTTGTTTTGTCTTTTAGTTTTTCAATCTTCTTACCATACATTGACTTAGACATATCAGGCAGTTCTTTGATTGGTACATTCATAATGTTTGAATCGATTCTTTCTGCGATTCTTTCTTCTGCCATTTCCATGGTAATGTACAATACATTCTTACCCATAAGTAAGTGAGCAGAAGCACAGTGACACATGAATAGTGATTTACCAACACCTGTTCCTGCGAGACAAATGTTCAAAGTTTTGTTTGGTAATCCACCCTTAGTCACTTTGTTGAAGTATTCCAAATCAAATGGTATCTTCTCTTCTTCTGTAGTATAAAACTCAAATCTTTTCTCCGAGTCTTCTAATACATTATGACCTACGTTTGCGTCAAATGTAACTGATAAGGCGTCTTTCAATAATTCAGGAATCTCACCTGTAGACCTTTGAGACTTTTTGTCTACGACTTCAATACTGTCCATAAGTGCAAGATAGATTGCTCTGTCTTGGCACCACTTCTCAGTTTCTTCCGTCAACCATTCTACAGGAGTATCTTCCTCAAAAGAACCGAACCCCGCTACAACTGATTTTGCTGAACCTAGAATGTTATCAGATAACTCTTCATTACTATCTAGATTTATGAGAAGTGCCTCAGTTGTAGGGGGCTGGTTGAACTTTAAAAAGTAATCAGATATCTCTGAGAAGACAGTCCTTTCGTCCATCTCAGTGAAATACGAACCCTTAATGTAGGGTAATACTTTTCTACTAAATGTTTCGTTAAGAACTAGATTCTTGAGAATCGTCTGTTCCAGTCTCGCTTGATTTTCCATACTTAAAATACTCATTAACTACTTCTTCTAATTTATCCATAACGTCTTCTGTAAAATACTTTTCAGGATTGTTATTGATTGTCTTACCATATTCTGTTTTACCTGTTGGTAAAAGAACTCTCGTTCCTTGTTTTTTGAATACGTCAAAGGCAAGTGCAAGGTCAAGTAACCCATAGTATCTATCAAGACCTTTATCATATGTAAGTCTGACATCTACCATTCTGTTTTCCACAGTCAATCTTGATTTAGCATTCTTACAATGAATGATATTACCAATGATTTCTGTACCGTCCTTCTCTTTCCTTTTTGACAAGAATATAATTGAAGAGGCCGCATACTTAAGACCTGAACCACCACCCATTTCTTTTTGTGGGAACATGGAACCTATAACGTCATAAGTGTGATTGGTTACAATCATTGGCACTTTTGCACGTCCAAGTTTAAGAGTTAGAACTCTGAATGCACCCTTAGTAATTTGTGCTCGAGTCATATCTCTTGTCTCTTTTCCTTCTGCAGTATCTTCAATCTCTTTAGTAGTTGATAGCATACCAAGAGAATCAAGTACAAACATCATAGGTGGACGTTCTGACTCTTCTGTCTCAAGATACTTATCAAGTATATTCAGCGATTGGTTTCTGAATTCTTGAACCGTCACTACAGGCACGATAACTATACGATTGGAATCGATTCCTCTTTCCTCAATCATATCTTTCGTTAGTGCAGATTCTGATTCAAAGTAAATCACAGCAGCTTCAGGGTGGTCTTCCAAGAATTGTTTGACCATACCCAATGCAAAGAAAGTCTTACCAGTGGCAGACTCACCTGCAAGTGCAGTGATTTTGTTTTTAGGTAATCCACCTTTTAGTGAACCACTCAATAAGGCGTTGAAGATATAAGAACCCGTATCAATAAACGAGTCAACGTCTCCAGCAGCCACGCCATCGGAAACAACACTAGCGTATTCGTTCCCAGTGGACTTTACTAAGTCTTTAATAAATGACATAACACTTCTCCATAATGTATACCTATTATACTATGTATAATAAATTTCTGTAAGGGGTTTTCTAATCTTTTTTATGCCCGTTACCGTTTTTAATTCTTTTAGACTCATCAAACTTTATGACTTCTTCAATCATAGTCTTAATCGTATGGAGTTCTGTTTCAATGTGAATTATGAATGCAAATATTATACCTATCATGGTTATATAAAATACGTCCATCCACTCAATTAACATTATTGAACTCCTGCTTTATCATAAGACATTATTACAACTTCTTCGTCAATTAATCTTTTTCTATTAATCATATGTTGTTCTCGAATCTCTTCTTTTGAACCACCAAAATAAGGAACTGCATGTCCCTCTTCTACTAATACTTGGGTAGCAAGTTTAGTTTCACCGTCAATTTCAATTTGGAAGTCACCTAATATTCTACCGAACTTCCCCTTCATATCTTCGCCATTTCTATTAATTTGCGTTTGTAATATAGTTTCTTTGCCTAAAATTTCAATCAGACGTGCCTTTGAAGCTTTACCAAAAGTTTTTTCAACTTTATCTCTAGTACGGCTTTCGGGTGTATCGATGCCCATCATTCTGACTCTTTCGTCTGTTAAGACTACGCCAAAACCTAGGTCGATATCCACATCAACAGTGTCACCATCTATGACTTTTAAAATTTTTGCTCTATATTCATACATACCCTTTATTTATGAAAAGGGTCTATTTATTATGTAAAGAAACTATCTAAACTTGCAACTGGTTCAGGATTCCAACCTACTAGTCCAATGACTGCTTTTAGTGGTTCAACAAATGCTTTATCAAACTGTTTGTCATGGTCAATAAATCTATGCAGGTCAAATTCTTTTGGTAACGCTCCAATGAAAGATATCACATTCTCATTGATAGGATTCGGTGTAGTCAAATATGAGAAATGTAATTGTTCTGCTTCTTTGATTACTTCGTATCTCATGTCAAGATTCTTCTGTGTAAGTAAATGATTGTATAACAATGCACCTCTCACATGTATTGGTGTTCCTTTACTGTAGATAGTTGTTCTATCTGAGTATTGTCTGAGACCACGGCAACCTCTAGGGAATGCAACGTCCTCAGGCGGTAGCGTTCTAAAGTCTCTTCGTGCTTTTTCTACAAACTCCCATAGGTCTTGTTCTGTTCCATTCATGACAACATTAAATGCGTCTGTAAGTTTACCTCTAACCCATTGTGGTGTAGAAGACTTTGCAGTTTCTATGCCCATCATTTTCAGTTTAGGTTCTCTGAGTCTGACTCCTTCGTTATCATGTACGTTAAGAATGTATCTCTTCTTAGCAGTCCAAATACCTCTGTCTGCAATTACCTCACGACCCATTTGCATTTTCTGTTGGAATGCATTTGTATCTTTTGCAAGTTTATCATATCCTTTTGCAAGTACAGGTTCAATAGTATCTTCTGAGATAGTATTAATGAAGTCAATAATTTTTGCCTTCGGTGTATCTTCGGGAAAGACTTGTTTCACTAAATCGTCAAGAGTGATATACAATGAATCAGTATCGATTGCAATCACATAGTCTTTGTCTTCTGTCTTGAGAACTTGATTCAACCAATCATTGATTGTTTTCTCACCCCACTGAATAATCAACTGACCCGAAGTCGTAATTGCTTCTGCAAGGTCTACAGAAAAGAATGCAAACCACTGATTAGCAAGAGCACCATAAGCACTGTTCAATGCAATCTTACGAACTTGTTGGTTGTTATACGCACGTTTGATTTTTGTTTCTAAAACTGTACGTTGTTTCTTATCCGAAACACTTTCCAGTTCAATTTGATATCCAATCATTTTCTTCTTCCATAACTTTCTTTCGTCATAGAATTGTTCCATGAGTTCAGGAAGAAAACCTTGTTTGTCTTTTTTGAATTGTGCACCGTTTGGTGTTACAGCATAATCACCTTTGATTGTCTGTTTACCAGTAAGTAATTTTTCTACAGAAGTATCTACCTTACCCCTAATCATTTTCTCAGGCGAGATATTATACTGCATAATAATATGTGGATACAATGAGTTCAAGTCGAAACTTACAACCCAGTCATGACCGCCAACCAATGGTTCTTTTACGTAAGCACCCTCAATCTTATTGGTCTTTTCTTGTCCACGTAATTTCTGTGGTGGTGTTTGGATTCCTTGTTCCTTGAGGAAGTTGTAAATAATGGTTTCCCAATATTTCACCATTCCAAATGTGTCTGCATAATTACACTTAGCAGTATACGCCATTGATTGAATCAACTCAATGAAACCAAGTTTGTCTTCCAGTTCTTCAATCAGTTCTACGTCACGGACATTGTATTCTAAGAACAACGGATAATTAGTTCTGTATAATGTGTGTAAAGAACCGTACTCTGAATAATCTAGTTTTCCTTTACCCAGTTCAACTTGTGCTATGTGGTCAAGTTTGTAACTCTCTTGTTTGATAAATGTATTTTTTCTATACAGTTCAAGATAGTCAAGAACATTCACACCATAGAGATTGTATACTTGATTCTTTTGATATCCATACTGAGTGAATTCTCTTACGTCTGACATTCTCCAAGGCGAAAGTTTTTTGTGATACCCGTCACCAAATAATCTATCAATACGATTACAAAGATATGTAATATCAAATGAGTTTACATTCCAACCAGTTATGATATCAAATGATTGTTTGTCCCAATACTTTATAAATGCTTCTAGTAAGAATGCTTCATCTTGACAATCGACATAGTCAACATTGTCAGGTGCGTCCCATGGGCCGATTCCAAATGTAACTGAGTTCTTACCGAATGGTTTGATTGTGATTGCGTTGACTTTCTCTTTCGCTTCCATAGGGTCAGGAAACCCTTCTTCACACTCACACTCAATATCAAGTGAGGCGACACGAATGAGTTTGGTATTAGGTTCTATTGTACCTTGAAACTTATCTGCAATATAAGTGTAGACATAACGGTCATAACCGTGGATATCAAATCCTTCCACTTGTTCATATTGTTCTCTGAACTTACGTGCACCACCCATAGAATTTAGATTCACAACCTCAAGTGGTTGTCCGTCTAAAGACCTATAAGCGGTTTGTCCTTTCTTAGATTTGACGTAGTGATTAGGTCGATAGGCAACTTGAAGTTTTACCTTCTTATTGCCTTGATAACCTGTTACTAATATCTTGTCTCGTGTGCGTGCTACATTAGTGTAAAAATCCATACTGTAATTATACTACAGTTTGTTCTATTCTACAAGATTCTTTTTAGAATGAAAATCAAAGTTATTGATTGCAACGTCCTTAATATCCTTCCAGTGTGCTATTTGAGATAACTCATCTTCCACTGTCTTCATTAAGTCAGGGTGTTCTGCAACACCACTTGCATTCTTTGTTAATACCTCAACATTAATTTTGTGTTTTGAAATCATTGCGTCTGCTTGTTGCACAATCGCATTTAATACTTTGTCGTGAAAATCAATCATACATTCCTAACTGTTTCTTGTAGTTCTACACTCCTGCGTCCTACTTGTTTAAACCAACGACTATCTTCCATTTCAACAGCCATTCTTTCCCAATCATGGTCTTCAACTGCATTCAACATATTCTTGAATTTACCCAGTCTAGTTCCACCTAAGTTGAAACACATGTTAACCAAGACTTCTCTAATGTCGCCTGGCAAATCGTACCAAACGTCTTCTCCGATAACATGAACTGTTTCGTCCATATGTTTATCAAAGTCTGAGTCATAGTATGCGTCTACAACTTCTTGCGAAACTGCAGTACCAACTTCCCAATCGTACTCAGGGTCTTCGGGTTGACATAAATGTCCAACACCGAGAGTTTTAAATCCCAATGAGTCAATATAAATTTCTAGCACTTCACCTTCGTGCCTCTTAATCGCTTCTTTACATCTTTCTACGTTCATTTTTTCTCCTCGCTTCTTGCGACTTGTTCTTCTAGGAGTTCTACTAGAATATCTCCCATGAGGTTATTTAGGTCATTGTCTTTTTCTAAATCTGACAAGTCCATACCTTCGGGAACTCTTCTAATAGTTCTCTGAAAATTTAGTTCAGGTTTTCCTTCTACGAATTCCACCTTTCCATATTGATAAACGGTGTCTTTGAATTCACCCTTTATAATTTCTATAGCATAGTGTTCTTCGTCCCTTTGATTAGGATTCTCTACTACTCTATACATTTCACCAATTAAATGTGGTCTGTTACTCAATGCAATTCTCCTTTTTGAAATGACTTCATTTCCTGTACACCTTTATAATTATGGTGTGCTTGAATTGTCATGTCTGCTATTTCTATTTCAGGATAACTTGTAATCAACTTATAAACCAGTCCAGCAACTTCTTGACGTGAGATACTAGGCATAGGTGAATTAAGAAGACCTAGATTTAAAGTTGTCATTTTGTATTTTTTATCTGAGTTGTATTGTAGGTTATTTGCTAAATGATTGAGAGACGCTTTAGCAGCTGAATAGAGATAACCTTTTGATATGTTTGGTTGAGCAGCTCTTGAAGAAAAATTAATAATATATTTGTTTCCTTTATCTACCCAAGAATCATGTGCGTATTGAAGTATCTTTGTTTGTTCAAATTCGTCATGTGCAAAATTAATCAAAACGTCAACATTAGCCCAACCCCACCAGTTCATACCATTCATTGTGATATCTTCCATACGTGGTGTATGTACTTCTATAGTATCACCTTTAAATGGTGTTGCTTCTAGTGTGTCTTTAATTGTCTTTGCTAGACCACTACTTCCTGTTATTGCTACTTTCATAATATTCTTTTACCAAATCAAAAGACGGTTTGCCGAACAGTGAACCGTCTACACTGCATTTATTACAAGGTGATTGACTTCTATCACCTTTCATTAATCTTTTACGAATCTTTGTCATAGGTTTACTGAACCAAACGTCATGTAATGTTGACTGTAGCAAGTTACCTACAACATGTTCTCTCCCCCAATCGTTTGAACAAAATAGAACATCACCGTTCCAATCAACAAACATTTTGTAGAAGGGGTAATGACAAGGTTTGCCTTTCAAAGAAGTAATGTCTGTTTCTTCTATCCCAACCCAGTCAATTACCCCACTACGGTTATTGAGAATCAATCCATGTTTCTCAAAGTCTCCCCAATGCATTCTAAATTTATACATATCTTCTCTGACATTCTTTAGCATTTTTTCAAAGTGTGTCATTTGTTCTATACCGTCATACAAATTTATGTACAGTAAATCTAGTCCTGCTTTATACAATCTTTCAACATACTTTTCTGTAAGTTTGTCTCCATTTGTATTACATTCAATTGTTGCCATTGGTAAATTAAATCTAAACTCTTTAACTATCTCTACAAAGTTTGGATTCAATAAATTTTCTCCGAACCCACTGAATGATATTTTACCTGAATACTGATTTTCTCCTAATTCTTCTGCAATGGTTCTAGCACCTTTAATCGTAAGATGGAGATTCCTGTTGGGAAATACTGTTGGGTCATGTCTTGGACAAAAGACACATGTCCTGTTGCACAACTCAGTAGTATTAATTTCAACTGTAAGAATCGAGTCAAGAGGTTTGAGTTCATTACTTTTTTTATTCCAATGTTTTTCTTCTTGTTTCCTTCTGTGTTCTAGGAAATCATATTGGTCAACTGCCTGTGTTGGTATGTTTCTACTCATATTGAAACTGGAGCGGAGAGATAGGATTGCACTATCGTCTCTGTGGTGGAACCACAGCGTGTTGCTATTACACTATCTCCGCTTAACTTATCGGATAATGTCAATGTTTTCTGCATTAACATTCCATGTTTCTAGTTCAGTTCTGAGTCTGTTTTCGGATTTAAGTTTGTCATATCTTTTACCAGCAAGTTTTTTCCACCAGTCAACTACACCTTCTAACTCGTATCTATCATAGTTGGGTGCTTTCTTTAATTCGTCTGTTTCTAGATTTAAATAATCCACTACATTCTCATAACCATAATTTGAAAAGTATTGTCTCTTCTGTTCCGTTAGACCTTTTGCATTTTCAAATGCTTGATTGAATTCTTTTAACTTTTCTTTGTCGTGTATATTTAGTGAGTTCTTTATCATAGAAATTTGTTTCTGAATAGTCTTCATTTTTCTTGACGAAGCGTCATCATGAACTAATGGTTTACCGTCATTTTTAGTTTCAAACCAATACTTCAAGTCTCTATAGTTTTGGTCATTAATAGAAGGCACAAAATCTGATACGGTCAATCCTTTAAATCTTAAGAAAGGTTTCATACCGTCATACTGTGAAGAAGTCTTTGACGAACCGTATAAAGAAGTTGTTTCAAAACCACAAAATTTTGTATTGTATTTTTTGTTTAATGTTCTTCTAGCATGGTGTGAACAACATATAGCTGCAAGTAACTTACCACCAAGATAATTATATCCAAATGGTTGAGTAGGGACAATGGTGAATCCCATAATAACCGAATCATTGAACCTCTTCATTGTATCTTTACACATAGTATCTAAAGGTTTACCTAACATAACATTTCTAGGTTTAGAATTAATTGTTGGTGAACCGAATCTAATAAAACCCATAATCTTGTTTGTGTTTTTTTCATACACAACCCACTTCAATGTCTTGCCAGGAATTGACTTCTCTAAAGCATGAGACGTGGTGATTTCTAGGTAGTTATCATATAGGTCATTTGATAAGACTCTACATTCAAATTCCATGTCATGAGGGTGCATTGTGAAGTCACTAAACATATCATCTTCTGGCCCCATGCCAGGCAATGACGTTGGTAGATTAGCAACACGTTCTAATTTGATTTTACGTAGATAATCGTCAATACGGTCAAACCCATTATAGAAATCTATATAGATTTGCGAGGCGTAAAGAGAATCTTCTTTAGATAGAATTACAGACATACACCTATTATACTAAACAAGCGTATGTCTGTATAGTGGGTTTTTAAGAAATTTTGATTTCTTGAGGTTTGTCTTCTTCGGGTATTTCCCTAATCAACTGAACACTCAAAATACCGTTATCACACCAAGCAGAATCAATTACAATATCGTCTGCTAAAGTGAAACTTCTTTTGAATGAACGAGTAGCAAGTCCTTTATGGACATACTCTATTTCCTCGTCTGCTTCCTTTTTACCCTCAATGATAAGTTGGTTCTTCTCTTTAGTAACAGAGATTTCCGTCTTGTCAAAACCAGCAACTGCAAGTTGAACTGAAAAGTCCTCATCGTCATTTTTTATAATGTTGTATGGCGGGTAGTTTGTTGAATCATGCATGTTTTCTGCACGATTTAATAGTTGAAGAGTTCTGTCGAACCCGATTGCGAATGGGAATGATTTCCCGAAGACATCGTCATAGATAGTCATAGTTTTCTCCTTTATTAAGCAAGTTTATATTATGCAACCCCTAATGGGCATTGCAAAAGTATTTATACATTATATAATGCTGAATTATAATTTTTCAAGGGGTTTTATTGAAATAATTGTATTTATTTCAATATCATGATATGTAGGTTCGTGTATGCCCATAACTACAATCTTATCTCCCATAGTCTGAAACTTTTTTTCTACAGTGCAGGCAAGGGTGTGTATTTTGTTTGAAGTTAATGATTGATATTCTACTGTCATTTCTTTTTGATATAATTTGTCTTGGACTTCTTTGAATGTCATTTCTTTAGTTTTCTAATTGTGCGTTTAAAGTATGGTGCGTAAATGGTAACAGGTTCTTCTTTACCTTTTACAGTTATTTTATCAAGTTCTTTTACTTTGATATCGTCAGGCAATTGGTCAAGTGTGTATTGTGAAAGGATAATAGGTGTATCAAATGTTCTTGTTTGAACTTCAAGACGTGCACCTAGATTAACTGCATCACCGACAACTGAATAATCGAATCTTGCCTCACTTCCCATGTTTCCTACGATGCATGGGCCAGTATTTATTCCTGTGCCAATTACAACGGGTGGTAAATCATATCCCTGTTCTTTGAGTTCCTTGTTCATTTGTTCAGTAAGCAGTTCAATTTCCATAGCACTTCTAACCGCCATTTCAGCGTGGTTTGGACAATCCAAAGGGGCATTCCAAAATGCCATCAAACAATCGCCCATATATTTGTCGATGGTTCCGCCATGTGCAAGAACGACTTTTGACATTGCGTCTAGGAATTTGTTGATAAGTTCAACCAATCCTTCGGGGTCATCTTCTTTCATATACTTTTCGCTTATGGGAGTGAAGCCAACAATGTCGGCAAAAAGGAAGGAAAGTTCCTTTCTATCTCCACCTAATTTCAATAGTTCAGGATTTTTCTGTAGTTCTTCAACCATGTCAGGTGATAAATATTTTTGGAACTGTTTCTTTATTTGTTCTTTCAATTGATACGTAGTGAAGTATTTGTTGAAAGATGCGTGACCAAAAACTAACAATGAGGCAACTGATGAGTAAAAGACATCGAGCAAAATCAAGTTCTCAATCCAAACGTAATACCCCGTATACGCCTGCAATCCAACGACACTTAGACTCCCTATCCCCGAAAGAACTGTGGGAAGTCTGTAGACCATTGCCAGTATTACTAGAGACGAAAACAGAACAAGAAAAATTTCAAGAAATTCAAGATAGTAGAATCGTTGTATTTGGAATCCTGTCAAGACGGTCTGAATTAAATTCGCTTGTACTTCATGGGGATACATTGCACCCATTGGGGTTGAAACTGGATTACTCAGACCTGAAGCAGTCAAACCCCATATAAGGATTTTATCTGCAGGGATTTTGTCCACTGCACTGACACGTTCAAACTGATTCCAAAATGCAATATTAAAGTCTGCATTAGGTTGTACTGTTAATGGTGGTAGTCTACCTATCCTAACCCATTCTACACCAACCTCAGGCGTAATCTTTATATTGTAGGACTGTTGACCATTCATAACTCTCAATGTTTCTAGTGCGAGAGAAGGATATATCTGTCCATTCGCCATGACAGCGAGTGGAACTGCACGTACAGTTCCGTCTATAGAAGGCGAAGCACTTACAGTACCTACACCGTAAACCGCCTCCTGTAGGGGTTGTATGGGACTAGAGATACCCTCATAACTGTATAACCAGTTTGCAGGGTCACCTTTACCTAACTTTGCAATACCAATATATGGTGCACTTCCAGTATCTTTTTGATTAGTTGGTGAGGCAGAAAGAAGGGAAAGTCTGTTTCCTAATGCTTGTCTAAGTTCTTCGTCTTCCCCGAATCTATCAGGTTGTGCAAATGTAGCAGTAAGGACGGAAGGATTTGTTTCGGACGTTTGATTTATCATGTCTGCCCATACGCCTCTAGGGAATGGGAACTGTCCGTATTTTTCTAATGTCTTTTCGTCTATGTCAACTAATACAATATCGTCAACCTGTATAGGTTCCTTTTGAGTTTGTAAAAAGTCAAAATAGTTGAGTCGGATTGACTCCATGAGAAACGGGTCTGATATACGAAGACCTGCTAGAAGAGCGATGGTTATTAAAACCGTCCACCATTTATACATAGATTTTACCTATAGAATATATGTGCGGATATTTGTACTGTCTCGTTTAAATGTTGACTCCAATATGGTTGTATATAATACGCATGATACCACATTGCACCTTCTGTCAAATCAAAATACTGACCGTCCAGTATTTCGTCTGCAAGTTTTAAACTCTCCGCCCAAGTTTTACTGTCTTTTGGTTTGTCTGATTTGCCATCACAAAACCAAGAGAACTGACACATTCCTAATTTAGGAATGGTCTTACCTGTCCAAGAGGTTCGCCATTCTTTTGTTTGATAAACTACTCCACAAATTGAATCGGGAAATTTATCATGTTCTACACGATTTAAAACTACGTTAGCAACTGCAATCTGTCCTGCAAGAGGTTGATTACCTGCTTCAAAATATATGTTTTGAGCAAGACAATGAGTGTCCATCTCTAGTTCTAAACCTTCCACTTTTGTAGCTCCTAAAAGAAGCGCACAAAATACTAAGATATTTATTAGTTTCATACACACTATTATACCTCAATGTTTGAGTAATTATAAGAGGGTTTTTTATTTAGTTGCCCTGAGAAACGTTTATACTGCAACCACCTACTGTATGGCAGGTATTTGTTATATTGTATGACTGATTAGTCGAACCTTGTTGTAATAGATTTAAATTAGTATGTTCTGAACCTTGTAGTGTTATTCTTGCTTGATGACTACCACTTCCTTTTTGTTCAATATCTGTGATTGAATCATGTGAATTTTGATAATAGTATATGTGTGCGTAATGACTTCCTGAACCTTCTTGCCAGTTTTCGTGTTCTACACCATTAACGTGAATGTCTAAATTGAATTCGTGAGTTCCATTTTGGTAAACGTCAACTTCGTTATTGTTACCCCATATGTGTCTACCGTATGTAGCACCGTCAATCTGTGTTACTGTTTCTGTGTTACCAGTACCGTCAACATCACCACCCCAAGTTCTTCCTGAACCCCAGTATGATACCCAAGAGATTGAGTTACCATTCCCTGATTGGGATAGAGTAAAAGTGTTGTTAGCATGTGCAAAAGTAAAATCGATATGGTTATCATATCCTATCTGCGTAATGTTAACATTTGCATTATCACCGTCAGCAACTTGGTCTATGTGCACATGATTATGTTCGTCACCAGCAAAGCACTGTCCTACAAAGAACAATAAAATTACTGCAATCCCTAAATGAGTTCCAGTTATTTTCATTCTTGATTGTGACGTGGGTCTTGTTGTTGTTTTATCCACTCTTCTATTCTTTTTTGTTGTTCTGCAATTGTTTCTGCTTGGTCTTTAATTTTCTTTTCTTGAAATCTAAGTCTTTGCTGTTGTTGTTTTTGGCTCATTAATTTTGTTGTGTAATAATAATATTGATTGCTTGGTCGCCACCCATATTAATTACACTCTCCTTTTCGTTAGTTACGGTCACTATTTGTGCCATTGCGTCTACTGGTAATTTAATACTTATGGTTCCGTTTACTTCACGATAGAACGTAACCAATCCACTTCCTGTATCAACTATTGTATTGTACTGCGTGTCTTTATCAAAACCTATAGCAGTACCTTCTATTCCAAATGTATTTCCACCACTGTCTGCAGTTCTGTTTATCCCTACTTTCCTATCTAACTCTTCTACAATATCAAGTAAGTCCTGTAAAAAGTCAACATCTAATAGGTCTATATCTAATTCAGTAAATTCTAATTCACCTTCTGAGTCTTTCAATGCGTCTGCATCAAGACCGTCAAACTCTAAAAAGTCTACGTCCAAGATACCACCGTCATTTGATTCTATAGCAGACTCCTCTATCACCCTAGAAATATCTTTGGGTTGACTCACAATAAACATATTATTAATCAAACTTGATGTAATATTGTTTATTACTACAGGTGCAGTTGGGTATGAATTTAAAGTAGATACCATTGTGGCTTGATATGCTTCTTCTAATACTACGTCTGTACCCGATTCATTACTAACTGTAATCGAACCTGATGCGTCACCATTTGCGTCAGGCAAAAGTATAATAAGACTTCGCCCGAGTTCATCGATGGTTGTCGTAAAATCTGTGCCATTAATCGCTATGTTAGCAGTTGGCGTAGAAATCGCAATGTTCGATTTATTCATTTTACCTAGTTTACCTGAGGCAAAACGAGCTGTACCCATTACCATTCTCATCGACATTTTCGATAAGTCGGGATTAGGGTCATAATATACTTCGTCTATGTAGACCAGTGTATGTTCTGTTAATGCAAGTTCTTCTTCGTCTAAGAACTCAATTAGCATTCTCCCATTCCCAGTTTCCGCCTCGTCATAGAGGTTTATACTAGGAAAATCAGTAGAGGGTATTTTATTACCTTCTCTGATAATGTTTCCAATACCAGTTTGTTCGACTATGTCTCCTATCGTATCCGCATAAGAGGGATACGACAGAAGTATAGCACTAATCGTTAGTATCTTTTTGGTTAATTGTAACTGTAGCATTATCAGAACTCAACTGTAAGTCAATCTTGCCTGGGCATGTTTTATTTCCACATGTACCTGACTGTTGAATAATATCCATATTGATACTATCACCCGTATGAACCACTTTTAATTCATGGTCAGATGCGTCAAGTTGTTTTGTGTCAACGTTATTACTGTCACCAGTAATTTCCATTTCCCATTTAGCTTGGTCTGAATCTATGTCTATAAAGAAATCGTTTGAATCTCCTATTAGCGTTAAATCAAAATCCAAATAGTTAGCACTAGCGGCATAACCTTGGTCATAATCCCAAGTGTTACTGCTACCTGTAACTGCGACATTGATGTTTGAGTTATCAGAATCACCAGTATCGCCTATATTCCAATCAAAGATATTACTGTCACCAGTGAATACCATATTAATGGTAGAACTATCTAACACAACAGGCCCGAATAGTTGGTTGCTGTTACCGATTTGGTCAAGGTTGAACGTATTCGTTGTACCTGTCAAAATCATATCAGTAGCAACCTGACCGTTTACTATAGTTCCACCGAATTTATTTCCGTAACCAACTTGGTCAATCGTTAATGTTAACGTATCACCTGATTGTTGCAAAAATATTTCGTTGTCGTCATCAGCTAAAAGAGGCATTACAGACATTGCAAACAATAAACCTAAACATAATTTTAGTTTATTCATTTTCATATTCGTCTTTATTCTCCTCGATGGCATGTCTTTCATTACCGCCATCTATTTTATGAGGGTGTCTATGTCGGCCGTCAATTGTCCAGTATTTTCTATCGTGTCCTTGATAAATCATTTCTAGAACAGCAGCTTCTATAGCAGCCCTCGTTGCAAAAGTCACCGACTCATTCTCTGTCACACCGTCCTCAATTTCAATGAGTTGGGTATCCATATCTACAAATTTAAATACATCGAATCCTTGCGATACACTTAGTACAGTCTTCTTGGTCTGAACGTTCATAAGAACTTCACCAGTAAGTGTACTAACTGCTCTTAAAGAAACGACAATCGTATCTCTACGATAAGCAGTCGAGTGTCCAATCCCTAATGTTCTTGCACCTCGGCCACCAGTTTCCATATTGGTATCATACCCTATAATTCCACCTTCGAGTATGATGCCAGCAAATAAAAGAGGTTGAATAGTTTCTTTACTTTCACCCTCTTCTTGAAATTGTTCTCTTGTACTTCTGACTATTTGTCTTTCACGTACAAGATTATCTAATCCTTCTCTTTCAACTACACGGAACCAACTTCCACCCCCTGCAGTTTTGAGTGCGTCTATCAACATTGCAGTCACTCCTTGACTGACTGCTGTACTAAATGTTGCGACACCGTCTTGTCTTTTTCTTTGTCCTGTTAGGTCTTTAAACCCATAAACAGCAACCACTGGCATAACCTCAGCGGCTGGTAAATCTAATAATAATGCATATGCTGGAAGTTTGATTGCTTCAGGCTCTTCAATACATTCTCCGTACTCATTCATTATCAGAGATGTACAGGAATCTTTCATGTGCGGTATCCCTGCACAACTAGATAGCAAGAGTCCGAGCACTCCAACTAATAAAAGATTCTTCACTAAAAACCCCCAGTACCAATTGGAATTTCAATAGTTGTTGTAGTTCCGTCACTACCGACAATTGTCATTACAATCCAATCGTCACATAGTCCGTCATCAGTACATATGTTCTTCCTTTCGTAAGTAATTGTATTTCCTTCCAGTGTAAACGTTCCGTAGTTTGCACCTTCTTCGTTTGAGAACATGTTTTCAACTAACTGTTTTGATAGCTGAGCATAGATTCTCGATTCCAAATTCCTTATGAATTTGGCTAAAACTGTATTTTCTGCTTCTCTTTGCTGTTTCAAAAGAGCTGCCCTAATGTCCTCAGCAATCTTGTCTGTCCTAGACTTCTCCTGATTCTCAATTGTCAAGTAATGGGCAGAAGTTCCCACGCCACTAAAGCTGGGGTTTTTAAATTTATGTACCAGTTCGTCTGATTGTACTGTCGGAGAAATGACACATAGTGTTATCATTGCAAATGTTATACCAAAAATTTTACTTCTTTTCATTTGTTACCTCTTCGAGTGCCTGCTTTTCTTTTGCGTCCTGCAAAAGTTCTTGGCGCTCACGATATTCCAAAACAGTGTTCACCTTTTCTTGAAGACGAAGCATGTCTTGGTCTAGCATTCTTAGCTGGTCAGTCAATTTTATACTTGCTGTAAACATGCGTCCGAGTGCTGGTTTAACTTCAATGGTAATGAATTTCCAAACATACCATATGAAGTATCCCATACCCATAGACATTACAACTGGAAACCCAAACTCTGCGATTAATTGAGCAAGATTTTCCATGGTCTTAGTCTCGTCTGGCGTCTATACTTCCATCCTCAACAAAGTTTTCTGCTCTAGCAACACGGTCAATTGGTGGTGCTAGTTCTAATGCACTACTTACTAATAAATCTATTTTAATAATATCATTATTCATAACACGTGCTCGTGTTTCGAGCATGCTTATAATGTTTTCGGTGGACGAAATCTGACCCAGTACAGACTCAAAAATATATTTTAAGGTCAGATAGATAAAGAAAGCCATCACTACCGCAGTCCCGATAGGGATTCCGACTTCACTTAAAAATTGAAATATGTCCATACGACTATTTATAGATATGGACGGTTGGAAGTTGTATTTAGGGCAGAATAATTTCCACCCTTAATACTTATTTTTTTCTGATTTGTTTGATAATCTCAGACTTGGTTTTGGAAGGTGTAACAACAATGTTGTTGTTTTCCGCAAACTCAATAAGTTCTTTTTTAGTAAACTTCATAAGTTTGTTAGCAGAAGGCGCTTTAAAAGTTGGTTCTTCTGCAGGTGCTGGTGGTTTACCCACTGCACTATCAATCCAACCATACTTATCGTTTAAAACGAATAGTACAGGTACTGCGATAATCAAAAGTATCACCCACGTAGATAGTTCCATGATATTCTCCATTATTTAATTATATTTATTACACTAAATTCTCTTCTTTGCAAAGAGTATAAATTCCATAAGCTAAAGCGGGCCAAGCCAATAGTTTAACAATCGGTGCAGCTACGAGCACTAACACTGATATTGCTATAATCGTAGCACCGTCCCATGAGGTACGTTCTCCGATTCTTGATTTTACCCAACTCATTACTAAATCTAGTTTTGCTTTTAACATAGATTCTCCTTATTTTTGAGATTGAAGGTCTTCTACTTTAGACTCTAAAACCTCAATTCTTTTTTTGAGCAGTGGATACTTCTCAAACCACCTCTGCTCTTGTTTAATAATATCTAATCCAATTTTCTCTTCACACCACTTGTCTACTTTTAGTAGAGTCGGCATCATAAAGTTGAATGCTCCAGTTGTTGCTAACTTAAGCACGATATTCTTTAAAATCGTTAAAATAAATCCAAACATGTAATGTATCCTTGTAGGGATATTTATCTATTCGGGTGCTTTATTGTTACCGATATTGTATTTAGGTGTGAGAATCCATTCCTTTTTCTCTTTAAAAGGAATGATTTTAATCTGTGATAGAGGTGCGGTAGGTTCTTTGATACTGTCAGGATTCAATACTTTAAGTAGGCTCCATTGTTGTAGAAGGTTGATAATGGTATTCCTTCTACCAATATCATTCTCGTCTAGGTTACTAGGTTTACCGTCCAGTATGAATAGTTCTTTGAAGTGGGTTATGTAATACTTCCCACGTTTGTGTAGGATATGGCAAGACTGATATAACTCTTGTTCTTTACGTGACGCTACACCAATCCTAGTGAGAGTCTCACGTATCTTTAAAAAATCGTCTTTTTCGGGGAATGTAACTTCAATTAAGTCTTTGACTTCATTCTCATAACTTTCCATTATCCTTGCCACCTTTTGTCATTCTTTTTTTCAATTCACGAACCTGCTTATCAGTAAGAACTTCCAAATATTCCTTTGCTTTTAAGTTACTTACTTGATAGTAGTCCTTGATTGTATCTAACTTTTTACTAATATAGGGTTTAGACCAAGTTGAAAATCTTTGTCTTTTCCTTAGTATATTTAGATAAAAAAGGTATTGAAGGCGGTTATCTACACCATGACGTATGTTCATTTCATTTGCAAAATAAACTGCGTCTTGGTGATAGGATAATGCTTTATTAGTTATGAATGGTGCATACTGCTTCTCAGCAATATCGTCCACCATAATATCTTTTTTGGTATGGGATACAGATTTAACAAAATCAAACGGATTAGTTTTCTTCATGCAGTGTGACTTCTAAAAGAATCTACAAGGTCTTCACCTTTCAATTCTTCTCCAAATTTGTATACCTCTTTTCCATTTTGTTCTCTTATGGTTACGCCACTGTTATATGTAATATCAGTAACATAACCGTTATCGAGAAATTTTTCGGATTCTTCTGTTTCATAGAACATGGAATACAACCTATGTATTTGTAAGGTATGTACTCCTTTCGCCCACTCTTCTGCTTCGAGAAGTTCTCGTTGACGTTGTACTATTTCATCAAACTCACTCATGCAACGAAATCGTCTCCTTCGTTCCATTCACAACCAGTCAATCCACCAGCTTGAATTGCTTTCAAAGTTCTAAGAACTTCTTGAGCATTTCTACCAGTAGATAATCCATTGACTGATACGTGTTGAATGACTCTATCTTTATCAAAGATAAATGTTGCACGATTACAGACACCTTGTTCTTCATTGACAATGCCAAGTTCAGAAGATAATTTGAGTCCACAATCAGCCGCAAGTGTGTGTTTGATTTCTCTAATAACACCATTCGCTTGTTTCCAAGCAGACTTACAGAATTCATTATCACCTGAAATACCAATCACGTTTGCATGGTCAACTAATATGTCCATACCAGCAATCTCAGTTGGACAGATAAAAGTAAAGTCTTTTGGATAAAAGTAAACTACTGTCCACTCATGTTTGAGTGGCGTATAACCCTCAGCGATTTGAACTTCAACGAAGTCATTGTTAGCGTCAATTCCATTTAATTTTACAGGCGGGAATTGGTCACCTACAGTTAGCATTCCTAACATTACTTACTCCTAAATTTACACTCCGACATAATCTCGGTCAAACATGCAACTAAATTAATTTCAGAATCAGCTGCAAATGCAGTCTTGTACTGATAGTCTGCTATGATTAAAACACATGCAGGTATTGAGGCAGGTTCGAGTTTATGTTCGAGTGCGTTAAAAATCTTTCTATACATTACAGATAAATCATTGTCAGAATTTTCACCGACCCACTTACGCATTTCAGTCCACTTCTTTTCTTTGAGTGTATTTATCAATGGCGTAATCTTCTCTTCTGCAAGAGTAGAAAGTAATCCAGTATCGATTTCACCACCGATACCATATCTTTGAACCTCATTTAGACAACGTCTAAAGTCGGGAAAGAATTTCATGATAAGTTCAGCAAGTACGTCCTTGTTGAACTTGATTTCTTCTAGCGTACATATCTCCATGAGTCTTGCTAAGAACACACTTGCAAGTCTAGGTTTTTCACTACTAGGAATCTTGAAGTCAATCACAGTACATCTTGAATGCAAAGGATTGATAATTCTGTTCTTGAAATTACAAGTCATAATGAACCTGCAATTAGAACTGAACTCTTCAATGAATCCACGCAGAGCAGGTTGCACAGATTCGGCACTAATGTAGTCTGCTTCGTCTAGAATAACTACTTTAGGGCCGCCAGACAAACTGGTGGTGAACGCAAAGTTTTTGATTTTGGTTCTCAAGGTATCAATCAATCTACCTTCATCAGAACCGTTGACAACTATAAAGTCTGCACCTAGTTCATTACAAAGTGCCTTCGCTACAGTTGTTTTACCACAACCTGCAGTACCATTCAACATAAGATTAGGTATCTCACCCGTTTCTACTATGTCTTTGAATGTGGCATACAGGTCACTTGGAAGTATACAGTCGTCAATCTTTTGAGGACGATACTTCTCTACAAATAAAAATTCATTGTTCATAATTTAGTCTCGTTAAAAGGTTGTAAAATCCCCACCGATTTTACGGCGTGACCCACCCTAGTTGTGTGATGAGAAGGGGTCACTCCCGAAAGTATTACAGAGACTGGCATAACACTAACACATTATTATATATGCCTTTAGGCACTATATTTTGAATCAGGTTCCAGTGCAATAAAATACTCTAGGTCAATATCCTTATTCTTGAAATGGGATATACCTTTACTTGATACAGATACTGTATAGTTACCTGCAAGAACTTTTAGGTTCTCAATCTTAAAGTTCATAGAGAACGAAGCACCATTTCCAGTGCCCACGATTCTACTGAACGTGTTTGTAGTCGTGTTCTTTTTATCCTTGACGGTCAATGATATATTTGTACCGTCTGATTCAAGAACCAAATCACTAACACCCAAAACACTTGACGCTTTGTTCAAGTCACTCAATAGTGTGCTACTGATATCGAATACAATTTCTGCCTCTGGCATTGTAATCATTTTCTCAGGTGAAGTTACCATTCCTTCGGAAGCATAGAAATATGACATTGACGAATTGTTATCCGTAATAGTCATAGCTGCATCGTTGAATTGAAAGTCGGGGTCTTCAAATAAAGACGTTGCACCCAAAAATTCAGGCAGGTTATACACAGAAAATCCTTGAGGGAACGATTCATTTACCGTTGCCACTGCAAGAATATTTTTCATATTAGAGATAGTCTCCAATTTGTTTCCAGCACCTACTTTGATGCCAGAGTTTATAGTTGAGAAGTTCTTTAGAACTTCCTTAGTTTCATTACTTATCTTCATCACTTTTTAGTCTCCTATCATGATTGTTTAGAGCAAGGAATCCATAGTGGATTACTTTCAAAAGGTCTGCTCTGTTATACCCATCTTTTTTTCCGTATCGTTGTGCATATTTCATAATGTTCCCGATACAAAATCCCTCACCATGACCACTGTCCATAATAAATTCAGTCGCCTGAAATTGATTATGACTATAGTGTTGGTCATAAGTCTTGTCTATATACGAAGAGAACTCCTTTAAGAGTTCTCTCTCGTTGTATTTGTAATTAATACTCATACCATTATTATATGTCTAGAAGTCAACTTCGTCTAGAGGGTTTTCAGAATTTTCTTCTGAACCCTCTTCAACAACCTCTTCAAAAGGATTAACACCAGCGTCAATCTTAGTGTAGAGGTCAAGGATAGACATTCTAGTCTCTTCATCGAACCTAGATATGCACATCTCAATAGACTTGAGTTTGTCACCAAACATTCTGAAAGCATTCACAATGTGAACCAACCTTCTAGTAGTCACAACATCATCAATCGCACCTTCATAGAAAGTTTTTCTGATAACGTCCGCCCAGTCAACCAACTTCTCACAGAAGTCCATATCAACATCACCACTTAGAGCCATTTCCTTAGAAAGGATTTTTCTCTCAGTCACTACAGGTGGATATTCCTGTTGCATTGTGACCGCAAATCTTTCAAGCATTGCTTCGTTCATGATTTGAGTCCCTACAAACTTACCGTCATCAGAACCTTGTCCTTTGGTATTTGCAGTAGCAAGAATAGTGAAACCTTTAGCAGGAGTAACCCACTCACCAGTTTTCTTGATTAGGTATCCTTTACCCTCAAGAACTGATTGAAGACACATCAACTTGTTTGAACCCAAGTCAACTTCGTCAAGAAGAAGGACAGCGCCTTTTCTCATTGCCTTGATAACAGGGCCTTCTCTGTAGACAATGTTACCATTGACAAGAGTGTGACCACCCATTAAATCATCTTCGTCAGTCTCAATCGTAATGTTGACCCTGTAAAGTTCCTTCTTCAATTGAGCACAAACTTGTTCAACCATTAAGGTTTTACCGTTACCACTCAATCCAGTAACAAATACTGGAAAGAAAATATCAGACTTGATTATGTTCTTAACGTCAGAAAAGTGACCAAAAGGAACATAGTTAGACATTTTCTCAGGAATGATTTTTACATTATCATTCAAGAGGTTGATATCTGCCATTTCAGTCTTCATTGCGACTGGTGACTGCTGGGGTTTTGCAACCGCAGGAATCGGGGCAGATTTAACTGGTGCGATAGGAACCACTGTCTCAGGTTCATAACCACCATTGTAACCACTCACAACTGCTTCAAGATTGAAGATAGTCCCGTTGTCGGTGGACGTTTTGAACGGATACCTTTTGGTATTGTTCAACCAGTAAGGTACGTGTCCTAGTGTCTCAATCTCTTCCTTCGTAAAGGAAGTCTGATTAGGATACTTACCTATTAGACCTTCTAGGAACTCTTTCCTGTCAGGCGTGTAATGAAACGATTTACCGTCAACGGAAATCGACTCATTTTTATCATAAGATGCGCTCATATAGTCTCCTTAGTTATTAATTTATTTCTCATCATGTGTATAGGCTAACAAAAAATGCATGTCACTGTCAACAGCTATTTGCATGGTTGAAGTAATTTTCCCATTTTTTTGACCTGTTTTTCGTTCAAATCACCACCATTATTGACCCATATCCTGAATGCGAAGCACTCTACACCCTCTTCAGCACATTTGGATACCCTATCGCAGTCATTCGCTACGCAGGGCGGGTCTCCTACGTCCATAACAGCGTCTGCGAAAGCAGAATGATTCATACCGTCAATGTTGATATAGTAAATTGGGTCTACCCTCAATGGGTCTCTAGTCTTAAGCATATTTCTCACTCCATAGTTTTACGAGGAAACTTGAGTTAGTTCCCCACGAATAATATTCACTCACGTCAGCAAAAGGTTTCTCACCCCATGCTTTCCTTTCCATACAGTTCTCAACGAACATGTGTTTTACAAATTCTTCAAAAGTCATTATGCAATCTCCTTTATAAATTCATTAGTTAAAAATCTTGAACCAACTTTGCCACTTCTGTTTTTCTTGAAGTTAGATAGCAGTGTTGATTTCTTAGCACCTATCAAGTCATCTGACAATTCGTCATTGATAGTTTTCAAGTTCGAGGAACAGCAAACAAAAAGTTTTCCGTAACCATGAGTCTTGAATACCAAACCTTCTTTTCTGATTTGACCCCAAGTTTTTCTGTAACCGTCATCGTATCCGAACTTGTTTTCGATTTCTTTTTTCAAGTCATTACATGCATTGTGAAGACCGTAGAAATCTTGTTTTCTGTCAAGAGCAAAGTATCCAGTAACCGTGACACCAGTTTCTTCATGCAACCAGTGAAGCAGGTTAGCAGTTTTGTCCCAGTCATTTCTTTCGTATCTACTATAGTTAGAATTTTTTCTAGGAACATTGTATTCATAAGTTTTTCTTGAATAAGGGTCAACAATGTAAGTGTGTTTTTCTATATCCCAAGTGTCTTCGCCTTCTTTCAATTGGTCTTTCAAACCTTCCATACCGTAACCACTTCTTAGGTGGTCACTCTCATGAGAAAACCCGTCAGTAATTACTGTAAGAATTAGTTTCTCTAATTGATTGTCATTTCTAAACTCAGGAAGAATTTTTCTCATTGCAAGAAGTGAATTGTTAAGTGGTGTTCCACCAAGTCTGACTTTGTATGGGGCGTCCAAACCATTTACATAACCCCAAAATGATTTACCTTCAAACAACTTACCAAACCATTCTTGAAGAATCTCTTCTGACTTGTTCCAGTTTCTAGTCTCAGCAGTAATGTACTGGTTGTAGATAATTCCAAACACTGTTTGCATTTCTTTTTGAGTCATTTTACTTTTACCATTAGAAAACAGTTCAAGTAAAGCACTATCTCTTCTTCCGTATTCTTTTTCAGCAGTTTTCCATTGGTCAGAGAAAGCATACACTTTGTAAGGAATGTTTACCTTTTTACAGAACTCAGCAAGAATGAAAGATTGTTCCAGTAAGTTTTTGACGGAAGAATGAATAGAACCACTCCAATCAAGAAGAACTACGACACCATGGTTTTTACCGTCAGGAAGGTAAGTAACCCTCTTGAAGATATCGTCCATAACTTGATACTTAGCAACAGCATTCATATCAAGTTTTCCAGTCTTACCTTGAAACGCTTTAACGCTTCTCATTGCATTCTGTTTCATCTCAAATTCTTTCGCCATGTGAGAGATTAGAGATTTGTTTTTGTCTACGATTTTCTTGTAAGAGAAGTTAGCAGCTTCAATAGTGAAACCTATGTCTGCATGTTCTTCTTCATACCAAGATTTGAATTCTTTGACAATTTCCTCAGAAGACACAACCATGTGTTCTGCTTCGCCATCTTTCCCGAACATTTTAGAGTCTCCGAGATTGATAGTTTGTCTAACAATCGGAGCGTCTTCTAGAAACTCACCTTCATTGTTGTGTGCATTGTATTCAGTGATTGATTCCCTTGCACCGTCTTCATCATCAGAATGAGAACCTTCGGGAATGTTTGCAGATGTACCACCTTGTTTAGCAGAGATATCACCTTGTCCACCTTCTTCTTCTTCTGACTCTTCATCAC